CGCGGAAACCGCCGGTATTATCAGCGCCAGGACGTGCTGATGATCCGGCAGATCCGCGCGCTCCTTTACGATCAGGGTTTCACCATCGGCGGCGCGCGCCTGCGTTTGTCCGGCGATGAAGCCAAAGACGACACCACCCAATACAAGCAAATGATCCGCCAGATGATCGCTGAGCTTGAAGATGTACTGGTGGTGCTCAAGAAATAAAAAGCTGCGTTTGAATACTTCCAGTTTTCAAAAGCTTGCGCTATATTCTTGAGCGCTCTTCGAGATGAAGGGCAGGTTCCAAACCAGTCGGGGCGTAGCGCAGTCCGGTAGCGCACTAGCATGGGGTGCTAGGGGTCGAGTGTTCGAATCACTCCGTCCCGACCATTTTTCCTGAATAAAATCAGACACTTAAGCCGATCATATAGATCGGCTTTTTTGTGCCTGCGCAAAACCCGCGCAAAACTTGCGCAAAACTACCCTGTGATTTCGGTGATATTCAGGTCAGGGATTGCCTCTGACCAGACGATTTCTGCGTGGTCTTTCTGGTAGTTCTTCGTCATGGTTTCGCTGGCGTGGCCGGCGATCTTCTGACCGTCTTTTCCGGCCTTCTGATACAGGTGCAGCGATAGCGCTCGCACTTCGTGGAAGCCCGGCATTTCCTCTTCTTTCCATCCTTTGTAACAACCCGCCGCTTCCCGGGCCTCTTTGAAGGCTCTCGTCAAATATCGCTCTTCCACCTGAGTCCAGTGTTCCTTTGTCTGCGCCTGCTTCTGCTTTTTGCGATCGGGCCGACGGTGAATCAGGTACGGTGAGACGATGTCATCCCGGCAACGGCTGATCACCGCCTGGAGTTCTTCGGTCACTTTGAACCGGATCCACGCCGCGTCGCTGGCCTTGGCCGTCTTCTGCTGAACCACATACAAAAACCCTTCCCGAACACCGTCGAACCGCATGTTCAAAATGTCCGTCCGGCGCTGTGCGGTGATCAGTGCCAGGTCGATAGCGTTCTGCAGCCAGAACGGTGACTTTTCCCGGATGGCCTTCAGGCCTTCGACGGTGTGTCGCTTGCGCTGCTTCTTCTCAATCCGGTTGATGGTGCTGGCCGCCGGGTTGTCCGGGCACAGGCCTTTGGCCGCTGCGTGATTGAAGATGTCGATCAGCAGGGCTCGGCATTGGTTGGCAGTGCGCGGCGTGAGGGCGTCCAGCATTTCCGCGATCATGCGGATCGTGATCTGGTCTACCGCTTTGCCTTCGAACTGCTTCCGGAAACGGCGGAAGTGCACGGCGTAGAGGCCAAGGGTTCCCTTTGCCAGTTCGCGCGGTGGTAGCACGTCACGCTCATATGTATCGAGGAAGCCGGCGAAGGATTCAGATGTGCTGCCCATCACGGCGCCGATCAGGTCAGCGCCGCGCATGAATTCCAGGTTTAATTGCTTCGCGGCGTCGATCGCCTTGATCCGGTCGGTGCCGAACTGGAACCACTTACCGTCGGTAGGCCGGCGGTAGCGATAGGTCGAGCGCCGCGAATCGAAGTACAGGTTCTGCGGTAGGCTCTTGTTCGCCTTGTTGCGCGGCCGTGGGACCATCATGCAGCTCCTTTCAATACCATCGCGACCAGATCATTGCCGTCTGACCGGCTGAACGCTGTCCAATCAACGTACCAGAGTTTGCCGATTTGCTCGCCGGGCACCTGGCCGTTGCGGATGTAGTTGCGGATCGCTTGGGGGCAGGGTGGTGTACCGTTCTCACCCCAGCGCCGGCGCTGGAATTCACTGATCTTGATCAGCTCTCTTTTCATTGTGATGCTCCATGCCGCGCGTGGCGGCAGAAGGTGGTTATAGGTTTCGAAGTTCTTTTCGTTGATCGGGAGATTGCGCGGGGTAGCCGAAGTAGAAGCGTCGTTTGCCGGTGTAACCGCACTCAGTGCATCCGGAGGACGGGCCGCAACTGCAGTCGCCCTCACATCCGCAGCCGCACCCGCTACATCCGAGTGTCACGACGCCTTCTTCCTCGACCTCGCCATCCTCGGTAATCCAGTAGTTGCGCCGCCGATCCAGGCGGAACCCTGCAGCCTCTTCTGCCTGCTCATATGTGGCAGGCTCGATTCGAAAGCCGTGTTCCGCGCTTGGGTCTGCGACCGATCGCATAACTTTTGGCATGCAGAATTCCTCGCCCGCCGTACACTGGCAGGCTGTTGAGTAGGGGGAGGGGGTGAGGCTGCAGGTCAGTGCTTTACTTCTGAGTCAGCCTTGATGCTCTCGACTTGCTGCGCGATCGCCGCGAGTACAGCCATGGTGGATTCATAGCCAGTCTCGGCCATCATTCCGCCGCACGCGGCTGCGATGAATCCTGCGAAGGCCTGAGCTTTTTCCGGGTGATTGCCAAAGCCATCGAGCGCTGTCGCTTGATTGAATGTTGGAGCGAGAAGCAGCCACAGCTCCTTCCCGTATTTGGTCGCATCAGTCATCGCCACGGCCCCCTGTAGATCAGGTAGGCCATGTAGAGCGGGGCGAAGATCATGGCGTCACCTTCTGGCCGAGCAGCACATCGCTGACGACCTCCCAGAGTTGAGCTGGCGACCACTGGAACCGGTCGAAGTCAGTGTCAGGCTCAACGCCGACTCGGCAAGTTGAGTGGGCGCCGGCCGGATACTCGCCGCGCTTGGCCATGATCGTCGCCACGCGGCCATCGCCGCCCGGCTCAGTGCGGTGATATGCGTACGCTCGGGTGTTGTAATCGTTGCCGGCGGCAATTCCGATTGTTCCGACATGCACCAAATCTGCCCGACCGTCCGGTGTCCATGGCCGGCCACCTCCCGCTGTCCGAGCGCCTTCGTGCAGGTACAGCATGAATTCGCCAGCGTCATGGCAGACAAGCTCGAACTCATGGTTGAACTGCGTTCCGACGATCACACGGGAGGTGAAGTTGAAGCGGTGGTCGTGGATCGCTGAATGCTCGAAGCACGCCCGGCGGGGCAGTTCAGGGTGCCAGACGTGCAAGCGCTGATTACCCTGCAGTTGAACCTGCACGAAACCGAGGCCGTGCAGGGTGATTTTGTTGGTCATCACGTCGTCAATGATCATTGCGTAACCTCGCTTGCTGCCGCTCTCGCTGCGGCGACTTCGTCGATGAGCGACTGCGGGAGCCGTGCTGCGAATTCGCCTTCCGACCACGACAGCGGCTGAGACTTGCGGATCATCTCGTTCAGCAGATCGAACGCTGCGAGTAACTGTTCATCGTTGATCTCGCCGTCCTCCGGCAGGTCGTCGCAGAAATGGTCTGCCGGGTCGATTTCACTGGGATAGTTCGGCTCGCAGATGCATAGCTGCACGTCAGCCAAATCAATTTCGCTGTCGATCAGGTAGTCGCGCAGGTCGTCCTCATCGAAGAAGTAGCGGTCGCCATCGAAGATAACCAGAGGCTCGCCGGCCCAGTCCTTGACTGGCATCGCTGCGAATTTTGCTTGGCGCCTGGCGTGGCGGCACTCATCGCAGGAGCTGTTCACCTCGTAGATGGGGTGTTCGGGGTTCACCTCGCAACGACGATGCGTTGCGCCGCAGTAGCGGGCAAGGTTCTCGTCGGCGCCGAAAAAGCGACCGTCAGCGGAAACCCAACCGGTTACCGTTTTGAGGCTGGCCGCTTCCGGGGCGTCGTACATGATGATTGGCTTTTGTGCAGACATGACTTCGTCCTTGCCGCTATAGCGGCTGACTTTGAAGGGAGAGGGTGTAGCGATCCTTGACATGTGATCGCAGGAAAATAGTTGTACAGATAACTAGTATTTGTATAAGAACATGCCAAACTTCAGGTAGGAGAATCGCGCTTCAAAAACCAGCCTGCTACGCCGTACCCGCGCTTTCGAGAATTACCATGACTTTGGATGACGACTTCAGATTTCAATCGCACGCTCTTCTCGTAGAGCTCGACGCTGCAACCACACAATTGATGATGCTGGTAGTAGCCGGTGAACTCTCAGGAAACGTCTGGGATGAAGCGTTCTCCCGGCAAAGCGCCGCTTACACCGCATGGTTGAAAGCGGCAACCGGAGTGACCGTTGACCCTATGCCGGTGCTTGATGGGCGTCCACTTGATCGCGAGAACCCGACGGTAGAGTGAGGGGTGGCTTTTTGCCTCGATAGGCGAAGCGGCCTATTTCGTCGAAAATCACCTTCTTGCCAACGGGTGCCTATAGGAAGAGGACATGTCCCACAGCCTGGATAGGCCGATCGCCCACGAATACCGAGGGCATGAAGTGATCATTAAATTCGACTGGGACAAGCCGAACGACGAAGTGCCCGTCGGTGTTCATGTCATCGAAGCCAGCGAAGTGCCCGGCTTTGCTAACACTGTCGCCGATCTTTCTGGCCCGTGGGAGGACTATCAAAGCGCGCTGGCCGAGGAGCTGGCCACCGCTGAGCGATGGGTCGACAGTCAGTTGCCTTGATTCAAGCTGCTCGCTGCTCCAGCGGTTGGCGCAGCGCAGCCTGCACTGCTTCAACCACTCTGCGCAGGTAGGCGAATTCGTGATTCTCCTCGATAGCCTTGTCGCTGACCGGGTAGTGCCACTCATCGCCGAACAGTTCAGTCAGCAGCCTGTCGTGATGCCAGCACTCGTTCGGCGACTCGACGCTTCGCAGAACCTCGATGTCGTGCCAGAGTTCACGCGCCTCCTCCTTGCTCAGCTCGTCCAGTTCCCAGTCGTGTCGGCCGGTCTGTTGCCGGCGGCGCTGGACGATGCACTTTTTCGCGAAGGCGTGAAGGGCATTTCCGCTGAACCGCGTGCTACTGATACCGCGATCGAGGCAGTTCAGGACGTAGTGCCAATCACAGTCGGCGGCAAACTCCGCAACCGTTCGCGGGCCCATGCCACCCCAGTAAGCGTTCCAGCTGTTGTCCCAGCAATTGACCGTGATCTTGCCCTGGGCTGTCTGATAGCTCGGGTCGGATTCACTAGGGCAGTCGCGCCGCCCGAAGTCCTCGAGGAATACGGTAATCGGGTCAAGCCGCGGTGCACCGGTGATCACCAGCTTGGTCACAGTCGAGCGCTCGACCTTCAGCGGCTCGGACAGTTTGTTTTCTGTTGGCATGTGCGTCCCATGCCGGGGCATGCCCGGGCGGTGGATAAGTAGGAATTCAAGCGTTTTATTGCCGGCGCATAAGTCGTGACGGAATGATCTGGCTATCAAACAAGCCGGAGTTCCACCGAATGAAGCGACTCATCGCTGAAGTGATGTACCAGGTACTTATCGAGCTGCTGAGCCAGATCCTGATGCGCTTGGCGGACTGGCTGTCGGCGTGGCCGTTGCTGTGACTACGCCGCGGCTGCCTGCTGCTCGACAACGCGCCACGGATCGTTCGCCCGTGCCAGCGCTGCCATCGGCGGCGGGCTGACGCTGTTGCCGCACATGTGGACCTGCTGGGTCTTGGTGAACGGCTTGCCGTCAGCGCCGTGGCTGATGATGTAGTCGGCAGGGAAGCCCTGAGCCTTGTACAACTCAGCCGGTTGCAGCATGCGCAGGCAGATGTCGACGATCACGTACGGCGTGCCTTTGATCGTGACGGTGACCAGGCCAAGCCGATCCTTGGTGGTGATGGTTGGCGCTGGCGCGTCGGCGGCGCTCATGTTCTCAGTGCCGTAGTAGCTGATCAGGAATGCCGCGACCCGCAGTGCGCCGGCTTCGACCTCTGGCGATAGCTGCAGCTCGACCAGCGAGCTTTTGCCACCGCCTCCGGCAGTGATGGTAGGCGCCGGTTCGTCCACGGCTTGGCCAACGCTGGCACCGAACTGACGCTCCATGAAAGCGGTGACCAGCCCGTGGTGAGTACCGCCGGCGCTGATGGTGTGCAGCGGATCACCGGCGTCCCGCGCATCGCAGTTGCCACGCAGGTGCACCAAGTTCGCCGTCACCAGCTGCTGCTGGCTGCCGGTGTTGGTCACCGTGGTCATCGGGTCTTCAACGCTCTTGGCATCCGTGGTATTGAAGCCGCCATTCATCTGGGCCATGAACACGGTTGAGATGCCCATGGCGTGCGCGGCGCCGGCCGGGCGCTGGTAGTTGCCGCCGCTGGTGATGGTCGGCAGCGGCTCATCGAGCGCCTTGCCTTCGTCCGCAAACCTGTACTTCACCAGGTGCGCAGCTGCGAGTGCACGGTGACCACGCGTCATCAAGGTGCCGAGAGGCTTATCCGCTGCTACCGGATTTCCGGCGTACACCGGGCCACCGGCACCAACCAGCACTGGGCTGATCAACGTCAGCTCACCGCGATTCGCGCAGGCGACCGTCGGCAGCGGTTCGTGGGGATCGTTGATCCGGTCGCTGCCTTGGTGGGTTGCTGGCGCGATGATTGGGCTGGCCATGGCGAAGGATCCGCCGCGCGGCCAAGACGTCACGGTGCGCAGTGGGTCATGCGCAGACTGGACACTTTCGCCCGACCAGTTCGCTATCGGCACAATGAACGGGTCAGCAGCATCAATGACGAACTTCTTCATGCCCTTGGCGATCCGGCGCAGGGTTGCGGGTGCCAGCGGCTTTGCCCGGTCGAAGATGCTTTTGCTCGGGATGGTCCAGTCGATGCACTCGGCGGCGGTGCGCCACTTCTTTTGGCCCTTGGCCGGGTTCTTCGCATGGGTTGGCTCAGGCCACACGATCGGCTGGCCATCGCAGCGGGCAATCATAAACAGCCGCTCCCTGCTGGTCGGTGCGCCGAAGTCGCAAGCCTTGATCACCCGCCATTCAACGGCGTAGCCCAGACGCTGCAGCTCTGCGACGAACACAGCCCAAGTCTGCCCGCGGCGTGCTGGATCCGGTACCAGGAACTGCTGGCTGACCGGTACCACTTCGCCAGGCTCGGCAACACCGCCGCCGAGTTTCACAACCTGGCCGGTCGTCTTGCAGCGTTTGGCGATCAGCGGCCCCCACTGGAGGATCTGTTTCACGTTTTCCAGGCTGATGACGCGTGGCTTCTTCTTGCCGGCCCACTTCAGGCCAATCCACGACAGGTTCCTGATCTCGCGCTTGCGCGGCTGTCCGCCGGCGGCCTGGCTGTGATGCGTGCAGTCCGGCGACATGTGGAACCAGCCAACGGCTTTGCCGCCGCACTCGGTGTCCGGATCACCGTCGAACACGTCCGTGGTGTAGTGCACGGCGCCCGGGTGATTCACGGTGTGCATGCTGATAGCCGCGGCGCTGTGGTTCTTCGCCACGTTCACCGCGCGACCAAGCCCCATCTCCAGCCCGGTACCGGCGCCGCCGCCACCGCAGAAGAAATCGACAACGATCTCATCGTCCTGAGTGCTGAAGCCGAGTCCGTATTGAGTTTTGAAATCGAAGGGGTGTTTCTTCTGTTGTGCGGACATAGGGGATCCTCGCCGGCTGGCGTGATTCGTAGAAGTGGGGTATTTGTGTTCGGCCCGGCATGGGCTGGATCAAGGAGAGAAAAGATGAATGAAGCTCTGACCGTCGGACATGAACACCAAGGACATAAATTTGATGTCCACGTCACATACCGGCCGGCTGGTTACACCTACTTTGTAGATATTCATCTCCCTGGCGCGGATCCTTTGCAGATCAACTCGGGTGATGACGTCTATACGGATGCTGACAGCGCCCACCATGCTGCCCGGCATCAGGCTTGGGCGGTGATTGGCCAACATCTAAAGGCTGTAGAGAAATGAGCTATCACTTTGTTAGGCCGTTGCGCGCTTGAGTTGCTCGGTGAGCTGAGTTGGCAAGCCCCGAAGCGTCAGCGTGCCGCCGGCCTCGTCGAACTTGATTTTCGAGCCGAGCAGGTGCTGCTCGAAACTGATCGACAATCCCTCGGCCCGGCCGGTAAATCGCCGGAATTTGTTGAGGGTCTTCTTGTCCGGCGGCAGGGTGTCGGAAAGTCCGTAGTCGGCAGCCTTGATGAAGTCGGCAAAAGCTGTAGGCTGATCTTCGTTGATGAGCTCCGACAGTTCGCCGATGGTGATCGGCTCGCCCAGCTTGGCCTGGGCCATGGAGTAGCTGACAAGGGTCTGCGTCTTCTCGCGGGCTGAATCTTCTGGGAGGTCTTCACTCTCGACGAAGTCACTGAACGCCTTGAGCAGGGCCCGAGTTTCGCTTGGGCCGTCGATCCCTTCCTGGCATCCGATGAAATCACGGAAGTATTCGTTCAACTTGCGCCCCTGTTTGCCCTTGATGAACGAGATGTACTGCTTCGATTGCGGATTGTTCTCCCACTCGCTGATGTTGATGCGCGCGGCCAGGCGGATGTGTTCCAGATCCAGGCGCTTGACCGTCATCAGGCTAAGTTCTTCGGTCATGGTGACCGCTTCCGTTTCCTGCACCAGAGCAATTATCAGGTAGTCGGTGAGGCCTTGCCGGTAGTGGCAGAAGAGGGCTTGGCCGCCCGTGGTCAGGTTCGACTCTTCCATCAGCCGGGACAGATGCTCTACGGCGATGATGCTGAAATCGAGGAAATCGGATCCGCCCGCCAAGTACTTGGCGAGCCAGCCGCTGAGGGGGAACGCTCCAGATTCGGCATGGAAGAATCCCCAGCCCTTGCCAGTGGTGGCGTTGTAGCTTTCATTGAACTGATTCACCAGATCGTCGCGAGCCTGGCTTTCGACCTGCTCGGCGCTGCCGAGGAACAAAACAGCTGGGGTACCGTCAGGCTTTTTGTCGATCTTGTGAATTGCGCTGTGAAGTACAGGCATTGCGATTTCCTCGGGCATGCGCCGCCCTCCGTGACCGGTGGTGGCAATTTGGTTTGGGTTGGGGTATTACGGGTGGTCGGCAAGGAACATGGTTCAGCCACCAAAAATCAGACAAGAGAGAAGGATATGGGTATGTTTGATGACTTCGCTACGGACAACATTTCAATCATCAAAACCAACGGACAGCGTTACGACGGACTGAAAGCGAGCGTTCAGAGAGACAAGATTTTTTTCGAGAACGCCTCGATCCTCGTTGAGCCTCGTGATTTGATCCAGAGGAATATGTCCAACGGTGGGGTTGAAACATTTGAGGTGATAGATCCAGGCTTCGTTGAAGCGATCATGGATTTCGAGGCCCATTATCAGATGAGAGTCAGAAAAATGGGCATCCCAGAGGCGGAAAAAGCTGTTCGGAGCATCACCTACAACATAAGCGGCGCTAACGCGCGGGTTAACAATCACAGCGTTGATAATTCGATCAACAATGTGACGATCAACCCGGAAGTGTCGAGTTTGATTACAGCCCTTCGCTCTGAGCTCTCCAAGCTTGAGTTGGCCCCCCAAGCGCGCGCGGAAGTTGGCGAAGTTGTTGATGAAATTGAGACGCAGCTTAGCTCTAAAGCTCCGAAAAGGACGGTTATCAGGAGCTTGCTTGCGGCCTTACCTCATGTGGAAACAGTTGCCTCCATCAGCGCTTCGATTCTCGGCATGGTGTCCAGCTAGTATTAGGTGGTCAGTTCTGCCGGCGTAACAGGTGGGTCACGCCTACCTGTCACTCAATGCGAATGTGATCAGCCAGCTGATCGTCGCTCATTCGGTCGGCGCCGCGAATGAATCGGGAAATCAGATCTTGCTCTTCGTCGATGCCGGCACGGGCCATTACCCGCTTCAGTGCGGCGTCATCGTTGTGATAGAGCTTCGTGACAATCTGCCGTGACAGTAGCGCGGCTTCTTTTTCCGCCTGGGTCAGCTTGTCCCGCTGTCGCTGATTGCGCTTTCGCTCTGTTGGCGTCTTGGCCATGGCCTACCTCTTCAATTCCGCTGGCCGGCAAGTCCAGCCAGGTCTGTCGGCGGCGCGTGGCCGCCCGGTTGATGGTTCGTCTCACGCTGCGACCTTCACCTGATGCCAAGCGCCTGCGGTGTAGAACAGCTTCGCGGCTTGGGCTTCATCCATCGAAACTTCGTCCGGGATGGCGATCCAGCCCGACGCGACCAGGTGGTTCGGATTCGCGCTGTTGCGCAGTTCCAAGTAGTAATGCTCGATGGCATCGGTCAGGCGCTCGACCTTGTAGATGCCCTCCGGCGAAATCTCGACCGACTTGATGTACTCGGCGCCGCGCTCATCTCGACACATGGCGCCGATGTAGATCGTCCAGCGGTAAGAGAAATCGAAGATCGCGTTGGCGATCGCCAGACTGCGGATCTGCCGGCAGTTCTTCCAGTTCGCCATGATCTGGCTGCCGCTTGGGTCGATGTTCACCACCGCAACGTGGTTGGTACGCAGCAGCGCCCGGCAACTGCGTTCAGCCCGGGCGAAACCGTTGTTGGGTTTGCGTTTCGATTTCATAGCGAGTCCGCCATTTTGCGCAGGGTCTTTCGGTCAGCGGCCGATATCGGCTTCGGTCGTCGCTTGAGGATCGTTTCAGGGTCTATTTTGTTGGAGCGGGGCGGCGGCAGCGGATTGCGCGGCGGGCTTTTCAGTTGTTCGATCCGCCCGCCGGTGGCCAGGTACTGGGCGACTCGTTCAGAGATCGCCTCAGCGTCAGGCCGGTGCTGCTCCACCAGATTGAGGTGGTTGCTGATCATGCCGCCACCTTGACCAGCTTCACACCGGCCATGCTGAACTTGGCACCCTGGGCGGCGACCATTTCGTCGAGTTTCTCCCAATCTACGGTCAGCAGCGAAATCGGTGCGTGACCGCCGGCGACGGCATGAATCAGCGCTTCCAGATCAAACACCTCGGCCTGCAGGTTCACCCGCGTCGCAGTGGTGGTTGCTGGCTTCACAGCAGACTGAACCGGCGCGGCGGCTTTCACCGGCGCCGGGCTTGCAACTGGTGCAGGCTCGACCGGCGCGCTGGCTTTCGCCTCTTCTTCGATTCGCTTCAGCTCCTGCTGGCGGATCTGCTCGCGCTGCGCTTCGGCTTTCTGCTCCTCCGTCTTCTGGTGTTCCGAGATCCGCACCTTGATCAGTGCGACCAGGTCGTCGTTCGCTTTCATCACCAACTGCTGAACGTCGTTGAACAGGAACATGTAGTCGGCTGCGAGCTCGTCCAGGCTGGCCAAGTTGCTCCGGATGCTGTCGCCGATCTGGCTTGCGGCAATCTTTGCCCGGGCCAGCTCGGAATCGGCAGAGTCGCGCAGGCTGCTGATTGTCTTTTTGCCTTTGATGGCTCCGGCAAAATCTGCAGGCACCGCCGGCATACGCGCTTTACCGCCCAGTGAAGCGTTGATCTGGTCGATGTGGACCTGCAGCGCCTTGGCTGCATCCATGACGATGTCTTCACGGATGCTGAGCTTGCGGGCTTTCACCAACTTGTCGAGCATCAGGCGTTTGGCGCGCGCCTCGGCGCTGATTTCGTCGATGGTGCGGAACAGTGCGTCGATGCTTTCGGTTTGGCTCAGCGCATGCTGCTTGGCGGCTTCCAGTCGTTCCTCGACATCACCGCACCATTTGACAGTTTTTTCGGCGTCAGCGAAGTGCTGATCGGTTTCCAGTACAGTGTTGATCGAACCGAAGACGGCCAGCGAGTGAGCCTTGAACTGCTCAAGGTTGCTGGCGGTTACCATACCGGTCACTTCGATGCGCAGAGCGGGCAAGGATTCCGGCGTTTTACCAACAGCCTCCGGCACCACCTCGGCGGGAGTGAAGTCCTGCAAATCGGCTTGGAACTGTTTCCAGCCTGCGACGAGCGTTGCGGCGCGGCCGGGCACCGGCGCGTATTCCATCGACACGAAGTTTTCCTCGGTGCCGTCGGAGCAGACGAAAATTACTTTCTCGGCGCCGCTCACCAGCAGCTGTTGTTCGAGCTGCCAGTAGTAGTGCGGATCCAGCGTACCCGCGCGAACGTCGGCAGCAAGTTGCTCGTTCCACATTTTGTGTTCGAACAACACGTCGCCGAGGATGGTGCAGCCATCGAGGGATGCGAGCAGATCACCTTCGGTGCCGACGACGGGAAACAGGTCCTCGCCAATTCGCCCCTCAAGAATCGGCCGAGCGAGCGCCTCCGCTTCGTGCCCTTTGTCGAACAGATTTTTCTGCACCCACCACGACACGTCCCGATCGAGACCGGTCTTCTTCGCGTGCAGCAGTTCAGTGCGCTTCATCTGCTTTGAGGCGCCCATCATTGCCGGCGCTTCTGAAGCCGTGAAGTAGTTGGCGCGGAGCGCGTGCCAGGCTTCGGAGCCCTGAGCGACATTGTGGATTTTCATTCGTGGTCTCCTTCAATCGGCGCGAGCGCTTTGATCTTGGCGATCTGCTCTTCGCTCAGTGTGAATTTGCTGCTGACAGTTGCGATCAGGTGATCAGGGGCGGAGCGGCCGGCGTCGACAGCGACTTGCCATTTAGGCAAGTTCTCTGCGAGCTTCTCGTCGGGGTATGGCGGAAGTTCAGCTGGTGCCGCGCCACGCGCCGGTGATACGTCGCGAATGGTTGGTGCGGTTTCTTCCAGCTCATCCGGGCTGTACACGCCGAGGATCACGTCCGGGCAGTAGAGACGCGACCAACGTTTGGTGGCGAGGTATGCCAGTTGCTGGCGAGGATCGTCAGCCCAGAGGGTGCTGTTACGGGTGCGAGCCTGGGCCAGAAGCAGCTCAAGCACGCGCGGCTCTTCTTCGCCCCGGAATGTCGCCCAGACCTTCACGCCCAGCCCTTGCTCGTCCTCCAGCTTCCAGCCTGGGACGCGGTACTCGCCTTTGTCGCCATTCTTGATGGTGAACTTTCCAATCACCTTGTCCCAGGCGCCGTACCACTCGTAGTGCAGGCGATCCACCACCGGTGCGCAGGTAGTGATCACCGCGTTTACCAACTGCGCTTCGTAGCCCAGCACGCCGTTCACCAAGTGCGTTTTCTGCGCCACGGCGAACGGGTTCATCTTCCACTGCATTGACTGCATGACGACCGCCAGACAATCCGCCGGGTTGCCGTTGAAGTGCTTCGGCAGCGTGGCGCGGCCGGTGGCCATGACTTCGGCCAAGCGCATCATCTTGTCCAGGCTGTCGCCATCCAGTACCAAGGCGCTGGTGCTGGTTGCTGCGTGCGGAAGGACGTGGAGGTTTCGTTCGTGCGCCACCGGCGCAACGCTTTGAGCGGACATGACTGTTCCTTGCCGCGCGGTGCGCAGCGATTGAATGCTTGGTTTATTGAGTGATGCGATCGGCGAGGGCGCTGAGCAGCATCAGGAAGGTGAAAACGCCGAGGGAAGAGAACGCGCCGCGCCAGATAATCAGGCGGCGCGCGCATTGGTGACCGGTCACGGCCGAACTCTCACCGCAATTCGCTTGCCCTTCATGGACGGCGCCAGGCGTTGCGGGAGATTGGCGACCAGATCCTCGCGCTTGCGACCAATGACCTCGTTGAAGGGAAGGCCGAAGCCGAGCAGGGCAATCTTGTGTTCGATGTCCTCGAGCTGCTCGTCGATCAGCGATTTAACCGGTGCCGTACTCATGCGTCCTCCTTGCGCCGCTGACAGGTGTCACGCAGGCGTTTGCAATAGTGGTTGAACTCGTCGGTGGTGATTGCGCCGTCGGTGAAGAGTCGGGTGATCAGCGCCTGCACCAGCAGGCTGATGTCTTCTTCGCCGGCGGGCGCCGACACGCCATCAAGGGCTTGGTCGATCAGTATGTGAGGGCTCAAAACCCACACTCCCGCTCTACGCGATCGCTTTCGCGCTTGGCATCTCGGAATTCGTTGGCGTGCACCGCGACCAGGTCGCTGGCGAGCCGCCGGACGATCTGTGGATCACCGCCGACGGCTTCAATAGCCCACTTGTGCAGTACACCGCCATCCCCGCGAGAGATCAGTTCGATCAGGATTTTCTCGATGTACCGATCGGGATCAGGGTTCGCGGCCATGTGATCCGCCAGCGCCTCCGGTAAGTGGTCAGCGTTGACCAGGACCTTGCTGCGACCTACCGGATTTGGAGCCTCGACGTGTCGCCGATAAAGCAGATCGTCAACCGACTCGGTCAGCCATTCCTGACCTGCCTCCGTGTCGAGAAAGTCGTCTTCCGGGATGTGCTTGCGCAAAGCTGACATGGGCGCCTCCAGAGTGGCGGGGTGTTGATCCAACAAAACTCGGATGCACTCGTTCGCTCCGCTGGTTGCCGTTGGGCGCGGAGGCGAGTGCATTCGGGTGGTGTCGAGAAAGGGTGGCCCGGTCTCGCTGCTGGCGACAGACCGGGTTTGCAGCATCAAATTGTCGACGTGCGTGGGGTGGCCTACCGAATTCGGCCGATGCGCGGTGACATCGACGGCCTACTGTCCGCTGCCTGTATGAGTGATGGGCGCCGGCCTTCAGGCTTGCCGAGCCGCGCAGGTGAATCGCTCACTTTTACATGGCTGCCATTCCTCTGATTGAAGGCAACTGCCGAGCATCCCTCGGCAGTTGGTTGTGATGCAGGTGGGCGGTTATAGGCCGCAGTTTCGTCCGCATCGGGGTGTGATCTGCATGACGTTTGCCTGACATTGCTCTCACGCAGCCAGACGGTACTCAGATCACACCCCGATACACTCTCATAGAGAGGATCGGGCAGTTAACGACAGGCTGTCGTGGCGCTGGCTGTTCAGTCGTCGAAGCCGTAGCTGAACTCGTCTTCGTCGCAGTCGATGACGAGCACCGCATTACCGAAGTACAGGGATGCCAGCATCCGCTCCCACTTCGTGCGAACCCGCATATTCAGTGCGATCTTCGTGTCGTCGAGCTTCGCGCCGATCACCTCGCCGAATCGTTCTTCTGGGCGGAAGCGGTCGCCGGTCTCACGCTCGCCTTTGATGTGGACGTGCAGCGAGTGCTTTAGGTTGTGGATGCTGCGCTTATCGGAGCTGTACACGAACCGGTCACGACTGTTCTCTGGCTCTTGATCAAACCCGATGTACAGGAAGGTGGTCGACCCGCCCTCACTTTCTTCGAAGCGAATTTCCGGCTCGCTCCAGCGCTCTTCGGCTGCCTGGTCTTTGTGCTCGATAATGAACTCATCGAGCAACGCGCGGAGCGAGATCTCGCCGGTGATGAGCCCGTCGCCGTCGAGAACTTCAGCGATCACTTTGTCTGCCTGCTCCAGCACGATGGATTGCAAAGCTGCCGCTGCCCAGCGCTCGCGGAGCGCGTTGGCGACCAGAGCGTTGTAGCGCTGTAACTCGAAAACATCCGATACGTTGGCCGGAAGCGCAGCCTTCACCGCTTCCTTGATCGCGCCTCCGAAGTCACCGTAGGATCGGAAGGCGTCGCCGACCACTTCCTTGAACAGCTTCTCGATGCCTTCGTCGATAAGCTCGCGAGGGCGGTCCGACTGGGCGTAGATGGTGACGCGCTCGGCCAGCAGTTGCTGAAGAGTTTGCTCGTTCATGTGGTGCTCCGTGCTTATTCGGTTGATTTCCCGTCTGGCCCTGTCGCCAGGGCCAGCCAGTGAAATCTGTTTTTCTCCGCACCCGCTTACCAGGTCATTCACTCAGTTCGGTCAACACCTCGTCCGCCGTCGCAGTGGGCTGCGCGTGGGCAGGCTTTCGGGCCTGTCGGATCGCCGGTCGCCGGTAGAGGCAAGTGCGGTTTTGTTCATCGGTTTACTGACCTCCCACCGATGGAGCCGGGAGTGACCTAACCGGACTGGCCGGGTAGTCGTTCATGGCGCTGGTTGTTAAAGAGCGGCGGGTCTGTTGAGGCCCTTCGCAGTGGCTGTGTGTCGCTGCGATGGGTGTAAATTAACCGGCGGTTTCTTAATCGTCAATACCGGCGGTTAATTTATTTTGCATGAGGATTGGGTATGCTTGACCTTAACTGGATGGATATACAGCTATCAGGAGTGAAGTAGATGGCAATGACACAACAACAAGACCGGCTCGAAAGCGGTGGCATGACAGGCCTGGAGCGTCTTGAGATACGCGTCTCATCAATGATCAATCACCCAGTCGCGCAGATTCAGCGCTGGGTGACGATCCATCGGCTGGACACGGATGGGCAGAGGGAGTGGGATGAGGTAACGGGTGTGCTGTCTGAAACCGACGCGATCGATTTGACGTTCAATGACGATGACTCAGTGACGCTGAGGTGGGAGGCTAGTGCCGATGAGGTTCGGCCAGTGGAAGCAGATGTGGCGTATGGGGGTGAGGAGGAAGTACCTTTCTAACAGGCAGTAAAAAGCCCGCGACTGGCGGGCTTTATCGACTGCATTCTCTTGCTATGAGCCAAATACGGTTCCGGCTGGAGCCACCGCAATTTCAAGCCCTTCACAAAACAGCTCTTCACCATTAGCGGTGACCGAAATGGTGAGTTTGCCAGCGCTTGGGACATTGAATGGAGCCATTACACCCATCAGCATGATCATCATATTTTTCCCATCAGGCCTTTGTTCTAGGCTTTGTGCCATGATCTGGGAAACCTGACTGGGGTCTAGATTCATATTAAAAACTTCATTTCCCGCGAAAGCGCCGATCGCCGTTATCGTGGTAATTGGATCAGCTCGCGTGGCCGATAGGTTCATAACCACGCAGAGCTTAGGCAATGCGCAGGGTATTGCTGGAACTAAGCATTGCCCGGGATAGATACCCACCAGCGTTATTTTGCCTCCTATTTCTTGGCGAATATCGTCACAGAAGGTTGCGTGTACGTATCTGGTCATTTGTTAGTTTTGCCTTCGTTAATCTCGGCTTGTCGCTCAAGCGCAGCGCTGATTGAATCCAAGGAAACGCCTAGGGCCGCGCTTAGTTTTCTGCACGTCGACATAGCAGGATCCTGACGACCCATCTCTATACGCGCGATGTGTGGCTGGCTAGTTTCAAGAATTGCAGCAAGCTGGGTCTGTGTTAACCCAGCTTTCAAACGCAACGTTTTTAAAGTAACACCATCATCAGGGTAGAGCGCATCAGCGATCATCCCCCTCGCTTCAGCTAAATTTTTTGCCTGCAAAGGATCGCGAGCCATGCGCTCTGCAAATGCTGAAAATTTTTTGTGCTTGGCAGCTGCTTTGGACTTTTCGACTGTGGGTGTCAGGTTGAAAACCTGAGCCTTGAATCCTGACGCAGCTGGCGACACGTCACCATAAATCTTCTTCGATGGCGCGATAGGCGTTGAAGATGCGTCTTGAAATAGTGCTAGAGACGTCATAATTCCATGCTCTTTCAATGATCGCTAAAAAGTAAATTTGCTGAGACTTTGGAAAAATCGCGTACACGATCCTGAATTCGAATCCCATCCGGGAAAGGACGAAGTCTCGCACAGCCCACAAATTTAGGCCTTTTGCTTGAGCTTGCCCCCATGCCCTTACATTGAATATAGCCCTGGGAGCGGGTCTGGAGGGGCTTCCTCCGTAGCCGTCGCGGAGCAGATCATCAAGTAGGTCTGGATCCGCTTGCAGTTGCTCAATCAAGGTTAATACCTGGGCGACGATTTTTGGATCAACCAGGAGCAGTCGCTCGAGGTCTTCCTCCAAGTCATCGTGGGGGATTAATTCGTACAATATATCGTCCTAGGTATATTTCTACAAGAATCTACGCATTTGTCCAAGCATCGAGTTTCGAGAAGCCATCACACCAAGTGCGCATTCCACACGAGCAGTACACGTGCCTGGATGAAGGTCATGTCTCGCCTGATCATTCGATCCTTGTGCCTGGTGTTGTCGGAGATCATCTCGAAGTGATCCTCATCGGCAACCTGCAGACGCTTGATGTAGATGTGGTCGTCCCACGAAAACAGATAGATCCCATCGCCTACAAATTCGCGGATGCTCACGTCGACGATCAGCGGGTCGCGATGCTTGATCGTCGGCGCCATCGACTGACCCCAGCCGGTCACCATCTTCAAATGGAAATGCTCTTTGAACTCGACGCCCATCTCGCGAAGATGCTGGGGACTCACCCGGACATCCTGCAGCATTTCGGGATAGTCATGCGGAATCTGACCGCCGCCCATCGCGGCGCGTACGTCATAGTGAGCGATCCACACCTCATCCCCCACAACGCCTGGCCGGTAGTAGTCAATCTCGATGGCGCCCCCGGCATCATCTGCTTCAGCGGCCGCCATCAATCTTTGTCTGGCCGTGTCAGTCAATCCTTTTCCCTGCTTATCGAGCATCTGGCGGACCATAGCAGCGGCAGAAAGCGTCGAAGCCGATGGCGCTTCGGCGACACTTGTCAGTCCGTTGATCTCGCGTGCAAGTCGCTTGCTGAACCGCTCGACTGGAACGCCGAGTAGGCGCGATAGAACCGCCGCAAACTTGGCATTCAGAGGGTTCGTTCCGTTCAGGTACATCGCCACCGCCGCGGCCGATATATCAGCCTCCGCAGCAAGACTCGCCTGGGTCAATCCGAGCGCGTTCTTTTTCGATACGAAAAGCGCCTTGGCGGCGTCGCACTCAGCTTTCAGTTCTGGTGACAGCTCTTTCTTTCTGCTCATCCGTGAAATTTAACCGTTGGTTAATTTTATTGCGGCAACCGCCGGTATTGATTGAAAGCTAACCGGCGGTTAATATTGGGTCTGACAATGTTTGCTGAGGCAATGACATGAAAAAGACGACACTGCCAGAACTGGTTGAGCGAATTGGTCAGTCCGCTGTCGCCAAGGGCCTTGGCGTCAGCGCTCCAGCCATTTCAAAAGCCTTGAAGGCGGCCAGGGAAATCCTGGTCATTGAACATGAGGACGGAAAGCTGACAGCGGAGGAGGTTCGCCCATTTCCGTGCCAGCTACCGGCTCAAAGAACCGCCGCCTGACATCGAAGTCCGCCGTTCCTTGAGCAAATGATCGCGCCGCTGGTGGCGCAAAGCCACGTAACAATTTTTGAGGTGTGACATGCAGGAGTTGATGAGAGCGATCTACGACGTGGTTGACGACCATGGCACCAAAAAGATCGCAGAGGGCGCGGACTTCAAATCCCGGACGTTGCTTTCGCAGAAGGCAAACCCGGACTACGACACCCACCGCATGAACGTGGAAGAGCTGCACCGGATCATGAAGTTCACCCAAGACTTCCGCCCGCTCAAGGCTTGGGCAGAGGCGTTCGGTTTCGACCTGGTCCCGAAGGAGCGGCCGGAAGGGATCAACCTCAACGCCGCTCTGCTGCGACTGCATGCCGACCTTGCCGATGTCACCCGGCTTGCGTTCGACGCACAGGCTGATGGTCGAGTCTGCTCGGTCGAGAAAACGAGCCTGCTCAAGGAGGCTGAGGAGGTAATCGTCAGCCTGGAAGTGTTTAAGCAGTCCGTGAAGGCAGCCTGAATTTCAGACACAAAAAAACCGACGTACGAGGTCGGCTTTTTCTACAGCAATAAAACAAGTGGAGCCAATTATGCACGCACAGCCACAACAGGACAATACCGGACGTGTCGCGACACGTTTTTCGAATTCTGAAAACGTGTCGCGTACCACGATGTCCTCCCGCGAGATCGCTAACGTCACCGGCAAGCGGCACGCCAACGTGAAGCGCGACATCGCTGCGATGCTGAAAGAACTCAAATTAGATGTACTCAGTTTTGAGTACATCTATCTGGACGGCCAAAACCGGGAACAGGTTGAGTACATGCTCGACCGGGAGCATACCGACTGCCTGCTCACCGGTTACAGCGCTCCTATGCGGATGAAAGTGATCCGCCGCTGGCGCGAACTGGAACAGCAGCAGGGCGCCCGCGAGCAGGTCCTGCTCAATGGCACCAAGGTCGTCGGCGAGATCGCCATCATGGAGTGCTTCACTCGCCTGCTGAAGCCGGCTCCATCCTGCCAGATGGCCATGCTCACGAAGATCGCCCAGAACAACGGTCTTGACCCGAAGTTTCTCCCAGGCTACGCCGTCGACGCCGCGCCAGATGCTACCGGCGGATCCTCGATGCCCACCAAGTCAGCCACGGCCTTGCTGAAAGACAACGGCATCCGTGTGTCTCCCGCTGCGTTCAACCGCGCACTGGAAACCAAGGGCTTACTGAAGCAGCTCCAGCGCAAGAACTCCAAACAGGAAATGGTTCCGTTCTGGTCGGTGACCGAGAAGGGCATGACCTACGGCAAGAACCTGACCAACCCCCAATCCCCACGCGAGACGCAGCCTCACTGGTACGTCGATCGCTTCCTCGAACTGGCCAAACTGGTCGGGAAGGCCTGATATGCAATTCACCGTCACGATCAATCAGGTGAAGGCGTTGGAGTGGGGGCTGAATTCTCAGCAGGCCCTGCTGTTCGCCTTCGTCTACGGCTGCCCGAGCTGGACCAAGCCAATCAAGACTGACGACGGGATCTTCTTCGCGCTGAGCAAGGCCAAGATCATCGAGGAGCTTCCGCTGCTCACCGACAAGCCGGACACTGCTTATCGCATGCTGAAGGCCCTGGAAGAGGCCGGTTTGATTGAGCTTTCCAGCACTTCAAATATCACTCTGTTCCGCCTGACCGAGAAGGCGATCGAGTGGAACCAGAAGCTGGACGGGTCGGAAAAATATCCGACCCCACCAAAGAACGAAGGTCGGAAAAAAATCCGATCTACCTCGGAAAAAAATCCGAGCAAGGTCGGAGAAAAATCCGAGCAAGGGTCGGAAAAATCTCCGACAAATCAGGATACCAATCATCAGGGTACCAATCAGGGTACCAGTCAGGACTTGCAAGGCAGCCCGGACAAGCCGGCCCGCAATCTGGTTCTTGTGGTTGATCGCACCGATGCGCCACGGGTCGAGATTCCCGCTGACATGCCGGGCCCAAAAGACCAGTCCTGCAAAACCTTCAAGGTCTGGGCGAACTACGCCATGGCGTATCGCAAGCGCTACAGCACCTGGCCCGTTTGGAACGCCAAGGTCGGTGGCCAGTTGGGCCAACTGGTCGACCGCCTCGGCGCCGATGTCGCCCATCACGTCGCCGCTCACTTCCTGAAAACCAGCGATGCCGCCGTTCTGCGCAAATGCCACAGCCTCAACGAGCTGCTGGCCAATGCCGAGAGCTACCACACCCAATGGGTGACCGGGCAGCGCATCAACGGAACAACCGCGCGCCAGATGGAACGCACCGAGGCGAACGTCTCCGCCGCCGAACAGGCCGCGCAAATGGTCTTGGCAAAGCGCCAAGCAGGAGAGCGCAATGAATACCTTTGAAATGAACGACCAGCAGGTTGCCGGGCTCGCTGCTGCGATCTGCGCCACCGCCGAGGCCATGGGTCAGGAAATGAACCCAGGCACCGCGGCGATCATGGCCGAAGACCTTTGCGCTTACCCGGTACCGGTCGTGAAAGCCGCGCTGAAGGCCTGCCGCTTTGAGGTGAAGGGCAAATTGGCAATGGCCGACATTCTTCAGCGCGTTCAGGTTGCTGACGGCCGCCCAGGCAAGGACGAGGCCTGGGCGATCGCGATGACCACCAACGATGAATTCGAAACCGTGGTGCTGACCGACGAGATTCAGCTCGCACTCGCAGCGGCGAAACCTGTCCTCGATGCCGGCGACAAGGTCGGTGCGCGCATGGCGTTCAATAGCGCCTACGAGCGTTTGGTCGGCCAGGCGCGGGAGGACAACAAGCATGTCAATTGGCATGTGTCCGTCGGCTTCGACGCTAACCGCCGCACGGAGGCGATCGCCAAGGCTGTGCAGATGCAGCGCATCCCGCAGGAGCGAGCTCAGCTGTACCTGGCCGACTTGAGTGTCGCGCCGGTCACTGAAGATGGTCGGGCCGTCGTTGCGCTGCTCACCGGCGAGGTTGCCCGACCTTCGCCAAAACTGCGCGAGAAGCTCGCGGCGGTAAAAAACTCGATGCTTGCCATGCGCCAGGCATCGGCCGAGGAAAAAACAGAACTGCGAATTCTGGCAGCCAATGAGCTGGCGGATCGCCGGGCGCTGCTCAGTCAGCAGGCCGAACAATTGGAAGCAAGGAGAGCGGCTCAATGACCATCGACAAACAAAAACTCCAGAAGCTGCTATGGGCCGAAGCCGCGTCCTACCGTGCCGACTGCGCAGACTGGAAGCGCAACACTGAGGCTCTGCAGGAATTCCTCGGGGAGAAGACCGTGGAGGAGGTGGCGCTGGACCTGCTGGCTGACACCGAGGCGATTCGCAAGGATCTCGAATCGCACAAACGCATGCTTCTGGCGGCCGTTTGCGACCTTGGCGCGATTGGCGAAGCACTCAAGTCCGACATGGACGCGGACGGCGATGAGTTGCTCGGCATGGTCATCGACCTGAAAGCGCAGAACACCCGGATGCTGGGGTGGCTCCAGGACATTAGCCGTACCTCAGGCGACAAAGGTGCCGTCATGGGTGCGCGCCAATTGCTCAAGGAGTTCGGGCAATGACCGAGTTCGCAATCCGCAGCCAGCGCGACATCAGCCGTCTCATGGGCGTCCTGCACGCAACCGACTTCACCAAACCCAAGATCGTAGTCATCAAGGACGAGAAACGCCCGGACGTCTGCAATCGCAAGATGTGGGCAATGCTCAAGGACGTATCCGAGCAAGTGATCTGGCACGGCAAGAAGCTGAGCAGTGAGGACTGGAAGTGCCTTTTCAGTGCTTCGCTGGAGAAGCAGCGTGCGGAGCCAGGCCTCGACGGTGGCTTCGTGGTGATGGCCGTATCGACCCGCAAGCAGTCGCAGAAGTGGTTCAGCGATCTGTTCGAGCTGATGCATGCCTTCGCCGCCGAGCATGACGTGCGCTGGACTGAGCAGGACAAGTGGGGCGGGCGCTACTGATGCGAGAAGCCAAAGCCTTCACCATCGCCGACGCGCTTACCAAGTGCCTTGTCACCTGGTATCTGCATGGCACCGCGATCATAAAAACTGCCGAGGACACCCCGCCTGAATGCGGTAACACGTTCCGCGTCGGCTTCAAGGACTACACCGTGATCGCCGTATGCGGTGATTACTCCTACCGATCTGCCTGCGCAACGATTGTTCCCAAGGAGGCCGAACCATGCGCGTAGCCCTCAGGGAGAAGAAGGCTCCGAAGCCGAAGAAGTGCAAGAACCCAGCGTGCGGCATCAGCTTCCCGCCGCAGCGCTTGGGGCAGGCGGTGTGCAGTCTGAAGTGCGCGCTGGCCATGGCGCCGGCGAACTCCGAGAGGGCAAGAAAGGCCATTGCCCAGCGCGACCGCCGCGAGATCCAGGTGCGCAAGGAGAAGCTGAAGAGCAGGGCGGATCACCTGCGCGAAGCCCAAGCAGCGGTGAACGAGTACGTCCGGCTGCGTGACGCGCACCTGCCATGCATCAGCTGCGACTCGATGCCGAACGACAACGACCTGATGACTGGCAGCCGTTGGGACGCCGGCCACTACCGATCTGTCGGTGCCTGTCCGGAGCTGCGTTTCGAGCCGCTGAACATCCACCGCCAGTGCGTGAAGTGCAACCGCAACCTGTCCGGTAACGCGGTCGAGTACCGCATCCGGTTGGTGCTGCGCATCGGCGCCGAAAAAGTGATTTGGTTGGAAGGGTCTCATGAGCCCCGCAAGTACACCGTCGAAGAAATCAAAACCATCAAGGCCGAATACCGGGCCAAGACCCGAGAACTGAAGAGGGCAGCAGCATGACGCAAGTTGCGCAAATTACCGGCGGCGCCAGCAGACCCTCGAAGGGCTGGCTCAAGCCGATGTTTCCCATAACCGGCAAAGCACATTACTTCAACCAAGAGAGGGCGTACGCAGCCGTCACCGCTCATGGTCGCGCTTATTTCTGGCGGTCGCTCTGCGGAATCGACACTGTGAGCACGGACAAGATGCCGATGTTCGAACCAGGTAACTGGGATCGCTGCAAAAAATGCGGACATAAACTGGCTCGGAGGGCCGCAGCATGACCTATCGCAACGTGATTTCCGCCGTGGTCCGCGCGCTGGCCGTTGAGACAATTAGCTCTGCGGGGGGCTGCGATTTTGAGCCGAAGGTGCAGTGCGCCAAGCAGAAAGGGGAGATCGTCGGCAAAGAGGCGGCACTGCTCCAAGATTGCTGGGTGTTCGGCCGTCTGCACAGGTCGCTTTCGCCGGCACACTGGCGTGCACTGGTAGCGAAGTATTCAACGCACGAAGAGCGAAAGCACAGCGCGATCCTAGAGCTGCTGACCATAGTGAGGTCGCCGGCGCCGCAACGGTTCAGGGAGTGTGCAGTGCTGACGTGGGCTATTCCGCAAGTTGGCGGTACGGAGGGGAAACGCTCCTGCACGGTGTTGCCTGCGGCTTGGTACGACATCACCAACTGGGACAATGACGGCAAGCCGGAATCAACCCGCTACCGGTGGAGATCATCGATCCGGAACGCGCTGGATGATCAGGTGAACGAAGCACTCACAGCGGCACAAGAGCTGCTTGACGCGGAGGGCTTGATCGAAAGTTGTGCGGCGTAGCAAAAAGCCATTGCAATGATTGAGAAAGTGAGAGAGTATTTATCCATCCTGTCGATCTTGCGCGTTAGGGATTGACACATAAAACCCAGCTAAGGAGCTGGGTTTTTCGTATTCGATCAGCGGAGTTTTACATGGAAGTTTGGGAGTTAATCAGGCGTCTCTTGGCTGGCGCAACGGGCGGCAACCAGTCCCACATGCCAGGGCTGATCGGCACCACATATTACTGGGACTTGAAAAGATCCGGTTGTGAGTTGAACCAGAGCTTTAATGAGATTTCGGATGCTGCCGAGTTGTTCGCTGAAGAAATGCAGGAGGCTGATCTAATTCGCCCCGCCGGTGTGCGAGGTGGCGCAATTGCGATTTTAGGCGCTATGGAGCGCACCGCCTTCGGAGAGGAGCTGTATCAGGCGCTTTGCCGTAGGGAAGTCCTCGTCAAATTTGAGCATGATGATGTGCCAATTGATATCAAGTCGATTCAGGAAGCCCTGTTGCAAGTCGATTGAGTTTTAGAAGTCCCGACCGTTGAGTCGGGATTTTTGCTTTAAACACTTCTTTGAGCCTCGGCATTTGCCGGGGCTTTTTAGTTTTCGGCTCCCCACACCCATTGCCCCGAGCTGGGAGTGCAGCGGACGCCGGATTTATCAATCTCCCCAAGGGGGAGGCAACCCGGATGCCAAACATGCCTGACAAGCCAGACACATGGGCCAAGCTCTGGCTGGCGTTGAGCAATCCGCTTATGGCGGGCGTCATCATGGCCATCACCGTTTGCTTGCTTCGCGTCATCTACGACGGAAAAGAAACCAGCGTGCGCCGGATCATTTTCGAGGCGCTGATCTGTGGATCGCTGAGTCTGGTCGCGTCCAGCGTTATTGAGTGGATGGCCTGGCCTTCAAGCCTATCGATCGCTGCCGGTGGCACGATCGGCTTCCTCGGCGTGACAGCCATTCGCGAACTGGTGACCCGCTTCCTCGGTCGCAAGGCGGATGCCGCATGAAGACCTTTGCTGCAGCAATCATCATCGCCCTGGTCGGCCTGCTCCTCATTGGGATTCAGCAGTCGCGCGTGGTCGCGCTTCGCGGGGAGGTGGCATTCGAAGCCAGCGAGAAGAAGAAGGCGGTAGACGCCAACCTCGAAAGCCAGGCCACGATCACCACCCTGCGTGCCGAAGCCCAGCGCAACGCCGAGTACCAGAAAGACCTGAACAAGCGGTTACAGGCCAGCCAGGCCAAAGCCAGAAAGGCGGAGAAGAACTTTGAAGAACTCAAACGCAACAGCAAGCCTGTTCGTGATTGGGCTGCTCAGCCTCTGCCTGACGGGCTGCGCGGGAAAGCCGGCGGTGGTAACAAAGACAGCGGCAGTAAGAGTCGAACCCCCTGAGCTGGTGCCATGCGAGCGGGTAGCTGATGAAGACCTCGCCGACAACGGCCAACTGTGGGAGCTGAAGAACCAAGCCATCAACCTGCTCGACACCTGTGCTGATCAGGTGGACGCGCAGATCAAGCGCAGTCAGAGCAAGTAGGTCGCGACACGTTTCGCGAGAGTGCAAATTGTGTCGCGACACGGAGAAAGATATGGCCGACAAATCAGGCGAGCATGTCCACTGCTGGGATGACGGGCGCGGGGAACGACATGTGTTCATCGACGGAGTGCCTGTCACACATGTGATCTGGTGCGATATCAAGGCAGGTATTGCTGTCGTCGCCGACCAGCCCCTCAAGGCGTCCGACGGCGAGACGGTCGACTTCCATCCTGTGTGGGGTGAGATCAACGTAACTCCACTGGAGGACGCATGACTGCCAAGCTGATCGACTTCAAGCGCGAGGGATGGCGCGACGCCGCGAAGACCTTGCGCAAGATCGCAGATGATCTTGATGCTGGCGTTCATCCGGAGTGCACTGTAGGCGCCTTGACCCTGATCGGCCCGAAAGGGCAGGTGACCGTGTTCGGCCTTGGCCCCAAGTGTGACGACCTGCAATGCCTGGGTGCGATGCGCCTGGGTGAGCAGAAGCTGATTGATGTGCTGCTGGACGGCGACGAAGGGTAGATGTGCCGCAGGTGAGTGCGGCACACCTCCTTAATCAAGCAGCGGGGAGTGTCGCAATCGTGGCCCAGCCTCCCATACCGATGCCTACAAGGAGCAGAATAAGTCCAGCCCGAGCTAAATTTAGCCAAGCCTTGTTGATAGTGACGTGCGTAACTGGCTTGCCATTGGCAAACGAGTTTTTGCTTTTATCAATTTGAATTCCGTAGAACGAAAACAAACCTAGAATTGCTGTGCCAAAAATCTGCAGCGTCAATGCGAAAAGAACTAAGCCAAAAATTGATAAGCCCATAAGTTTTCCTTGATTGCGTCGGATGTTCCTTCAGATCCTGACCATCTGAATAGATAGAACAGAATTTTAGCGAGGCCACTGGCCATCATTCCAGATGAGGCAAGCTGAAGCAACTGAGCTTGGCGGTCTGAGGGATACTAGTCATGCGACCTATGCCGCCCAACTCGACCATGGAACTTTACAACGTATCCGGGGTCGGCATCCGCCTGACGCCAGCACCTGAGGTTTGGGGATGGCTCCAGACCGAGATCCTCGCTGACACAGGCAGCATCCACAACGAAGACCATGCCCATCTGATCGATGCAGACGTGAGAGTCATGTGGGCTTCTGCCGCCTTCACGAAGAAGGGTCGGACGGTGGTAGGCCAGGCCGAACAGGTAGCGTTCCGGGCTGGTGGTTGGCAGAAGGCTCGGATGGAGCAACAGATGCGTGATTGGTTCGGCGACGTGCCGGCCTACATCATCACTCTGGCCGCTGACTACTGCGCTCAATGCTCCGATGCTGAATTCTGCGCACTGGTCGAGCATGAGCTTTACCACATCGCCCAAGCGACCGATCAGTACGGCGCACCCAAGTTCACCCAGGAAGGATTGCCCAAGCTTGAGATGCGCGGACACGACGTTGAAGAGTTCGTCGGTGTAGTGCGTCGCTATGGGGCGAGCCCTCAAGTGCAAAAGCTGGTGGACGCTGCAAACAATCCTGCTGAGGTGGGGAAATTGAACATATCGAGGGCCTGCGGAACCTGTCTGCTCAAGTCGGCCTGATTCTGGACAGGCTCTGGACGGATGAAAATCTATGGCAGCCCTTCAAAACGACGTGAAGGCCTTTATCGTTCAGGCCTTGGCGTGCTTCGACACGCCTTCACAGGTTGTTGAAGCCGTCCAAAAGGAATACGGGATATCGGTGACTCGCCAGCAGGTGGAGACACACGACCCCACGAAGACATCAGGGAAAGGCTTGGCCAAGCGCTGGGTAACGATGTTTGAAGATGCGCGAAAGCGCTTTCGCGAAGAAACCGCAGATATCCCCATCGCCAACCGAGCGTTCCGGCTCAGGGCCATGAACCGTTTTGTCGAGCGGGCCGAGACGATGAAGAACATCGGTCTTGCCATGCAGATCCTCGAGCAGGCTGCTAAGGAAGTCGGCGACGTCTACGTCAATCGCCACCGGAAGGATGAGCCCGATGATGAGCCGGCGATCCCAACGCGCATTCAGGTCGACGTAGTGGATGCGAGGAAGCCGAATGCCGAGCCTTAACGTTCCGCAGTCGCAGTTCCTGTTGTTGCCCCACAAGTTTCGCGCATTCGTTGCTGGCTTCGGCTCCGGGAAGACCTGGGTTGGTTGCTCGGCGCTCAGCAAGCACTTCATGGAGTGGCCGGGCGTCAACGCTGGTTACTTCGCACCGACTTACCCGCAGATCCGTGACATCTTCTATCCCACGATGGAGGAGGTTGCGTATGACTGGGGACTGAAGACCAAGATCAACCAGGCGAACCATGAGGTTCACATTTACAGCGGCCGGCAGTATCGCGGCACTGTGATTTGCCGGTCGATGGAGAAGCCGCAAACAATCGTCGGCTTCAAGATCGGTCACGCGCTGGTCGACGAACTGGATGTGTTGACCTCAATCAAGGCGCAGCAGGCCTGGCGCAAGATCATTGCCCGGATGCGTTACAACCTGCCTGGGCTTAAAAACGGCGTGGACGTTACCACGACGCCGGAAGGCTTCAAGTTCGTTTTCCTGCAGTTCGTGAAGCAGCTGCGCGACAAGCCAGCTCTGAAGGAAATGTATGGACTGATCCAAGCCAGCACCTTCGACAATGAGCTGAACCTGCCCGACGACTACATCGCATCACTGATGGAGTCGTACCCCGAGCAGTTGATCCGCGCTTACCTGAATGGCCAGTTCGTCAACCTGACGTCTGGATCGATCTACCACGCTTACGACCGCAAGTTGAACCAGTGCTTCGACACGGTCCAGCCCGGTGAGCCGTTGTTCATCGGCATGGACTTCAACGTCGGCAAGATGGCAGCAATCACCCACGTCAAACGTGATCAGGGCCTGCCGCGCGCCGTGGACGAGTTGATGGATGGCTATGACACGCCGGACATGATCCGGCGCATCAAGGAACGGTACTGGGAACACACCGGCAACGACTACAAGAAGACCTGCGAGATCCGGATCTACCCGGACGCCTCCGGTGATTCGCGCAAATCGGTAAATGCCAGCCTCACCGATATCGCCATGCTCAAACAGGCAGGCTTCACGGTCATCGCTCCGGCGGCAAACCCACCTGTGAAGGATCGGATCAACGCCATGAACGCCATGTTCTGCAATGCGCAGGGCGAGCGCCGCTATTTGGTCAACCCGTTTACGTGTCCGACCTATGCGGACGGCCTAGAGCAGCAGATCTGGGCGCCCAACGGCGAGCCGGACAAAAGCCAAGGCAACGACCACGCCAACGACGGCGGTGGTTACTTCATTCACCGCGAGTACCCGATAATCAAACCGGTCACCGCTATCAAAATGGGATACGCCCGATGAGCAACGACGTCTCCTACAAGCGGGCGGATTACATCGAAGCACTGGATCGCTGGTCCACCGTTCGCGACGTTTGCGCTGGCCAGCACCGGGTTGTCGACCGACTGCCTTACATCAATGCTCACGATAAATCGCCGGAGAACGTTGATCGCAACAAGGCTTATCGCGAGCGGGCGGTGTTCAAGAATGCTACCGGTCACACGCGAAACGGCTTACTCGGTTTGGCGTTTCACAAAGATCCGACGCTGGTCGTGAAAAAGAAACTGGAGTATTTGCAGGACAACGCCAACGGCTCCGGTGTAAGCATCTATCAGCATTCGCAAGGCACGCTGGAAAAAGTGCTTGAGGCTGGACGGCATGGTCTGTACGTCGACTATCACCAGGACGCCGGCACCGGTGGCCACTCCGTGATCCTGTCGTACTGCGCCGAAGACATCATCAACTGGCGCACGGGCATGGTGAACGGTCACAGCGTGCTGATCCTGGTGGTGCTGCGCGAGTCGCCGGAAATCGAAGATGGATTCGGCTTCAAGGTGATCGAGCAGTATCGCGAATTGGCTCTCGAGGATGACGGCTTTGTCTGCCGTGTTTGGCGCCGATCCGGGCCAAAAGGTGGCGGGCCGCTGGCCGTTGTTCAGGAGTTCAAACCCACCGGCGCCGCCGGCCGCCTGAAGGAGATCCCGTTCACCTTCGTCGGCGCGCAGAACAACGATCCGAGCATTGACGAGTCACCGCTCTACGACATCGCCATGATCAACCTGGGCCATTACCGGAACAGTGCCGACTACGAAGACAGCGTCTTCTGGTGTGGCCAGGCTCAGCCTTGGATTTCCGGATTGGATGAGCAGTGGCGCGACTGGATGGAGAAGAACGGCGTCTACGTCGGCTCCCGCGCACCCATGATGCTGCCGGCTGGTGGTCAGTTCGGCTACGCCCAGCCACTGCCGAACACGCTGGTGAAGGAGGCCATGGCTGACAAGAACCAGATGATGATCGAGCTGGGCGCACGAATGGTCGTGGCTTCCCTCTCGTCGAAAACGGCGACCGAAGCCCGCGGTGATCAATCGGCATCGACCTCAGTGCTCGCCGGCTGCGTGGCGAACGTCAGCGAGGCTTACACCCGGGCGATCATGTGGTCCTGCACATACATGGGGGTCGACGACGCGAAGGTTGCCTACCAGATCAATCAGGAATTCGTGGAACTGACGGCTGATCCTCAAATGATCACCGCGTTGGTTGGGCTCTGGCAAAACGGCGGCTTCGCCAAAGCAGATCTTCGGACTTACCTTCGCAAGTTGGGCCTGATTGCGCCGGAGCGCACCGACCAGCAAATCGATGGTGAGCTGGCAGAGCAAGCCGACGGTTTGGGCTTGGAAGATGAGGACAAAATAGATGGCGGCAAACCAAGCAATCCTTGACGCCACGATCCGGCACGCGGTCTTCCTAGAAAAGCTGAAGACAGGTGAGGTCGGCAAATTTGCGCCGTTCCTGAAGGAGATCGACCGTTCGATCCGCGACCGGCTTACCCAGTCGGATTTGACTGAGTACAACGTGAAGCGGCTGGAAGCGCTGCTGAAAGAGGTCGACAGTCTGCTGTTGGGTATCTTCGACCGCTACAGCGCACAATTGAACCTCGACCTGATCGACATCGCGAATTACGAGGCTGAGTTTGAAGCGTCGAGTCTGGCCCGGTCGGCGCCGGTTGAAGTCTCGTTGGATGTGGTCGCGCCGACGGCAGCAGCTATCCGCACTGCGGTGCTGACCAATCCCCTCAGTGTGCGTGGTACCGGCGGCGGCAAGCTGCTGAAGTCGTTCATCAAGGGCTGGACCAGCGCCGAGCGCGAGCGCGTCACCGGCACCATCCGGCAGGGCTTCTTCGAAGGACAAACGAACTTCCAGATCATCCGCAACATTCGCGGAACAAAGTCGGCCGGCTACAAGGACGGGATTCTCGCCACTACCAACCGCAATGCCAGCACGGTCGTTCACACCTCCATTCAGCATGTGTCGTCTCAAGCGCGCATGGAGGTGGCCAAGGCCAACACGGACATCGTGTCCGAGGTTGAGATGGTCGCCACGCTGGACAGCAAGACCAGCCAGCAGTGTCGGTCGATGGATAAGCGACGGTTTCCAGTCGACTCTGGCCCGCGGCCACCGTTTCACCCGAATTGCCGCACCACATTTGTCCTGCTGACCAAACTCAGTGAGATGTTCGCCAAGGGCGCTACCCGGGCTTCCTTCAGCGCAGATGGAGCGGGGCAGGTGAGTGCAAGTCTCGACTATTACCACTGGCTTCAGCAGCAGCCACCATCGTTTCAGGACGTGGCAATTGGACCGGTGCGGGCGAAGCTTTTTCGCGAGGGCGGACTGAGCGTCGAACGCTTCTCGGAGCTCCAGCTTGATCGCAACTTTGCTCCCCTTACTCTCGTGCAAATGAAGAGACTGGAGCCGCTGGCTTTTGAGCGTGCTGGTATTGCTTAGCCTGGTGAATTACAAGTTGCTCGTTGTTGATCGAACGTATCGATCTCTTCGAAGAAAAACTTGAAAAGATCATATCTGTCATCTTTTAGTTCATTCAGTACCGCTGTCCGAGCCTCTTTAGTTTTGGCAGTCATTCGCTGCTTGATGGAGTCGCCCGCCATAGTTGCTGCCCATCCGAATTTGAGAGGGGCATTAACGGAGAGTTCTTGGGCTGCAGCAATAGCGTCTCCTCCGGTTTGATAGTAGTCATCAATGCTGAAATTCGGATTCTCGGACACTGTAAGCCACTTGGCTTGCAGCGCCAGGAACCTGCCGGTTTTTGTCCTGAGATCGTTTTCCTGTTGATCTATCTTTTTGATACAGCTTTCTCTTATGGATAGCTGCAGGGCTCGCTCGGTCGAGTACCAAGTGAGTCCGGCGACGACAAGTGCCACGAAAGCGGCAATGCAAGCCGCAAATAATGCTTCGGGGATGCGGTTTTCTTTCCCTACCGATGCAGTGGACTGGGCTTGAATCATTCGAATTCCTTAACGGTGACAATCATCTGGCCTATGTGGCCAATTGATCTTAATGGCCTGTTTCGAGAAACCAACCCGCTTCGGCGGGTTTTTTTATGCCCGCGAAGCGGGCAACACATACCCAAGGGGTGCATCAACGTGGCAGAAGAAAACGAAATCGACCTGGACAATCCGGCAATCAAGGCCGCTATCGCGACTGCCGTTGAGACCTCGGTTTCTGGTCTGAAAACTAAAAACTCCGAGTTGCTGGGCAAGCTGAAGGAAACCACCGGCAAGCTGACTCAGTTCGAAACCCAGTTCGAAGGCATAGACATCGACGCCGTCAAAGGACTGCTCAGCCGGGCCGGCCAAGACGAAGAAACCAAGCTGCTGACCGAGGGCAAGGTGGACGAAGTGTTCAATCGCCGTACTGAGCGCCTACGAGCCGACAATGACAAGCAGTTGAAGGCCGTCACCGCACGGGCCGAGAAGGCCGAGGCATTCGCCGCCAAGTTCCAGGGCAAAGTCCTGGGCGATTCGGTACGCGGTGCAGCCTTGAAAGCCGGTGCACTCCCCGAAGCAACCGACGACATCATCCTGCGCGCCAAAGGCGTGTTCTCGCTGAACGAAGAGGGTGAAGCGGTCGCCGTTGATGAATCCGGCCAAGTCATCCTCGGCAAAGACGGCAAGACCCCTCTGAATCCGCTCGAATGGGCGGAATCTCTGCGCGAAAGCGCACCTCATCTGTGGCCAAGGGCTTCAGGAACACATGCCCCGGGCGGGGGTGGCGGCCAGGCTGCATTCAAGCGCTCCGAAATGACTGCCGAGCAAAAGCGCGACTACCAGCGCAAGCACGGCCAAACCGCATATCTGCAATTGCCCAAGTAAGGGGATTCACCCATGGCAACGACTGTTAACAGCGACCTGATCATCTACAACGATGAGGCGCAAACCGCATACCTGGAGCGAGTACAGGACAACCTCGACGTGTTCAACGCATCGTCCAACGGCGCGATCGTGCTCGACAACGAGCTGATCGAAGGCGATTTCCGCAAGCGCTCGTTCTACAAGATCGGCGGCTCGCTGGAGCATCGTGACGTCAACTCCACCGGTAAAGTGACCGCGAAGAAGATCGGCGCCGGTGAGGCCGTCGGCGTCAAGGCGCCATGGAAGTACGGCCCATACCAGACCACCGAAGAAGCTTTCAAGCGCCGCGGCCGTCCGGTCGACGAGTTCTCCCAGATCATCGGTGCCGACGTTGCTGATGCCACTCTGGAAGGTTTCATCCAGTACGCCACTGCTGCGCTGCGCGCTTCGATCAGCTCCAACGCTGAAATGGTGGTTACTGCCAACATCGAGACCGACGGCAAGAAGACCCTGACCCGTGGTATGCGCAAGTTCGGCGACAAGTTCGGTCGTATCGCGCTGTGGGTCATGCACTCCAGTGCTTACTTCGACATCGTCGACGAGGCGATTGCGAACAAAGTCTACGAAGAAGCGGGTGTCGTCATCTACGGCGGCTTGCCAGGCACTCTCGGCAAGCCGGTGCTGGTGACCGACACCGCGCCGGCTGATGTGATCTTCGGCCTGCTGCCAAATGCCGTGGTGATCACTGAGTCTCAGGCGCCCGGTTTCCGTTCGTATGCGGTGAACGACGAAGAGAACCTCGGCATCGGCTACCGCGCAGAAGGCACCGTCAACATCGATGTTCTCGGCTACAGCTGGAAGGAAACCGCGGGCGGCGCGAACCCTACGCTTGCCGCTGTGGGGTCGGCTGCGAACTGGGTCAAGCATTCCAACAGCAACAAGGTGACTGCTGGTGTGCTGATCACCCTGACAACCACGCCACCAGTCGGCGGCTAATACTGGCCCTGACAGCGGCCAGCGATGGCCGCTACGGAGACTTTTATGGAACTGGTTTACTCCACTCAGAACTCGGACTTCGATCCGGAAAAGCGTTACCGCAATCCAGCGCACTTTGATCGGCCTGAGGCGGGTGTGACCCATGCGGTCGTAATTGGCGACTGGCCGAAGGTGGTCGACGCCTATGAGGCGCAGGGCATCGAGGTCTCGGTGTTGAAGCCTTTGATCAGCGAGTCGGTTGATTTGGGTGATGCTGACGCCATTGCCAGCCTGGAACAGGACAACGTCACGCTACGCGCCGAGCGCGACGGCATCCAGCGACTGATCGAAGCCGCTGAGGGTCAATCGGAGCTGGAACACCCGGGCGCGGGCGAACTGCCGATCCGCTTGTTCGGTGCGCTGAAAGCCATTCACGAAGGTTTCGAAACCCTCACGGGTGAACGCGATAACTTGGCGGGCGAGGTTGAATCGCTACGTGGCGAAGTTGCACGCCTCAAGGCAGCAGCGGAGCCGGTCGACAATGCCGAGAAGATCGCTGGTCTCAAAGCGAAGCTCGACGCCGCCAATGTGCCGTATCGAGCGAATGCTTCGGTAGAATCGTTGGAAAAGGCTGTTGCTGACCTGCAGCAAGCGTAACCATCCGGGCGCTGACAACGCGGCGCCCGATCCAGCACACGACAGCGAGCTGATTCATGACTCTCATCATCGAGGACGGTACCGGCAAGCCTGATGCCGAAAGCTACGCATCCGCCGAAGACTTGGCCATGTATGCCGTCAAGTTTGGCGTGACCATCCCGGCGGAAGTGCAAGCACAGGAAGCGCTGCTGCGCCGTTCTGCGCTGGCAATGGATGGGATGACGTGGAAAGGGCGGAAGTCCAACAGCGAACAGGCCCTGTCTTGGCCACGCCGCGGCGTCGAACTGGATTACGAAATCAAGCCAGACAACTACCTGCCGGCGCGTATCCAGTACGGCCAGATGGCGCTGGCTGCCGAGATCCACACTGACGACGTCGACCCGATCGAGAAGCGCAAAGGCGCAGTAACGCTGGAGCGCGTCGAAGGAGCTGTAACTCGCGAGTACGCGACGATCCCAAACACCAGCGGCCGACTGCTGCCAGCGGCACCAGATCGGCCGAGCGCCACGCAGTTTGCTGACTATCTTCACCGACGAGGCTTTTTCGCGATTCGGGCATAGTTCAAATGCCCAATTCGTCCTCCAAAATGTATCCCTTAAAAACGTCGTACAGCGTTGCGTCGGTGCTAACTGATATTGCATTAGCTTTGTCGGTCAAAGCACCTATGTCGATGTCTCCTTTGTCCGGAATAAGCCGCGTCTGAAGCCTCTGAGCCAAGTCTTCCGCTTTGGTCCCCGCTAAAACCAACTTCCATCGCAGTTGCAGTGATGTCCGGTATGGGTATTCGGCGCAACGGCCATGCTTCAGTTGTTGGTTTACCTTGGTAATTGCATCCAGAAGGTATTTACCTTTGTCTTCGTTGTTCACTCAAATTCCTTAGGTGTCCCTATGGCCTTTTACGACGAGATGGCCGTGATGGCTCTAGAGATGATCGCAGAGTTTGGCCAACCAGTGACCATCAGCAAGACGCAGCCGGGAGAATATGACCCGGAGACAGGTGGCGAGTCACCGGGCGCTACCATCGAGCAGGCCGCCCAAGGCATCTTGCTCGACTTCACCGGTCAAGAATTCCAGAACAACAGCCTCATCAGGCAGGGCGACAAGAAGCTAAAGATCGCCGCGCAGGGGCTGGAGTGGGTTCCGGATCTGCTGAACAAAGTGATCATTCAGGGGCGCACCTGGTCAATTGTGCCGCCGTTGAAAGAAGTGAACCCCGCAGGCACGCCGATCCTTTATGAGTTGCAGGTGCGGTCGTGAGTCGCGCGGGTGCCGGCCAGTCCGGCAGCTTCGCCTTAAGCCTGGCCGAGTTTGCAGCCCAGACCAGCGAAGCGATCGATGCCAGTGTGCGCGAGATCATCATTGAGGTCGGCAGCAGCCTGATCCGCATGTCTCCCGTGGGCAACCCGGAGATCTGGGCGCAGAACGCAGTGGCGACCGAGTACAACAAGGCTGTCGACGAACACAATGCCGCGCTGCGCAGCGACCCGGCCAACCTGACCAAGGGTGGCCGGCTCAAGAAAGGCCGCAAGCTCAACGACGGCATGGAGATCAAGGCGCTAGAAGGCTACGTCGGCGGCCGGTTCCGTGCGAACTGGCACATTTCACTCGGCGTGGTGGAGAGTGTCACTTTTGATGAGGTTGACCCGAGCGGGGCGGAAACCACCGCGGCGCTGGTCGCAGCAATGAGCGATTTCACCGCCGGCCAGATGGCTTACATCATCAACAATTTGCCCTATGCGATTCCGCTGGAGTTCGGCCATTCGACCCAGGCCCCCGGCGGCATGGTTCGGGTAACCGTGGCTCGCTTCCAGCAAATCGTGTTGGAGGCCATCAGGAACAACCAGGTATGAGTCATGCAATCATCGCCTCGATCTACGAGGCAAAGCTGGTCGCTTGGAACGCTGCCAGGTCGGAAAAGCTCAAGATCGTTTTTGAGAACATGGCGTATACGCCCGCAGCGGGCGAGACTTACCTGCGGGCGTTCACTATTCCGGGCGACACGGCCAGCAACACGCTCGGGGGAGACCACCGGCTTTATACCGGCGTGTTCCAGGTCAGCATCATTTCCCCGGCCGGCACCGGTAAAGCGAAAACCAACCCTATTGCTGCCGAGCTCATCGCGTTATTTCCGCTTTATGTGCGCGACGTGAAGAACGGTTTTGTAGTTACGCCCATGACGCCTGTTGATGTCGGCCCAGGCATCACAGGCGATTCGACCTACACCGTCCCGCTGTCGTTCTCATACCGGTCCGACACCACGCCATAACCCGCCCGTTGGGCAAATCCTGAACCCGCCTCTGAGCGGGTTTTGTCATTTCTGCAAAGAGGAAAACCCATGTCTGTTTACTTCCCCAACGGGGCGACGCTTTCAATTTCCAGCGGATTCGCCGCCGCAAAGCTGATTTCGGCAATCAGCAACGCCAACCCGGGTGTAGCTACCAGCGCCGCAAATGGCTTTGCCAATGGCGACATCGTTCTGGTCACCTCCGGCTGGGAGGACATCAACGAGCGCGCCGTGCGTGTATCCAACGCGGCGGCGGGCGCATTCACCCTGGAAGGCATCGACACGTCCAACGTGGCTTTCTTTCCCGATGGCATCAGTGGCGGTACCGCGAAGAAAGTGACCGGCTGGGTAGCCGTCAACCAGGTTATCGGCAACTCCATGTCCGGCGGCGAGCAGCAATACTGGACTTACGCGCCACTCGAAGCGCGGCGTGACAAGCAGATCCCGACCACCAAAAATGCGCAGGCGTTCGCTTTCCAGCTGGCTGACGATGACAGCCTGGCCTGGTACGAAGAACTGGATAAGGCTGATCGAGAGAAGGAAGTGCGCATCTTGCGTATGTCGCTGCCCAACGGCAAAACGATTTATTACGCCGGCTATGCATCCTTCAACAAAACCCCGACGCTGGTGCGCAACGAAGGTGCGGCGGTTTCCTTTGGCTTTACCATCAACGCTGAAATCACCGCGTATCGCGCGCCGGTTGCTGCTGGCGGTGGGGCCTGATGATGGCGAAGTTCAAGATTGCGCAAGCGCCAACATTCACTGGTGCGGTGATGGTCCCGGTAGTTGGCCAAGACGCGGTGAAGGTGGAATTCACCTTCAAATATCGAGACCGCATCGAACTTGCCGCGCTGTTCGATGGATGGAATCAGCGACAAAAGCAAAGCCTCGACCAGTTCGGCGACAAGCCTACGATGTCTCAAATCGTTGCGGTCGACACCGAAAACCAAATGCAACAGATCAAGGATCTGGTCGTTGGCTGGGAGTTCGATGACAAGTTCGACGACGAGGGCATCAAGGCGCTGGTGACTTCTTGCCACGGTGCAACCGAGGCCGTGGTTAATGCTTACCAAGCGGCCTACGCCAAGGCCCGCACGGGAAACTGATTCGCGCCGCCCGAGCCATGTATGAGCCCCCTCCGAATGCGGAGCAACTTGCCGCATTCGGGTTGGACGCAGAGGACATCGAAGAGGAATTCGAAGTTTGGCCGTGCCTTTGGCCAGCCTTCCTTCTGTTCAACAGGATGTCCACTCAGTGGCGTGCAGGCACCGGTGGCGCTATCGGTCTCGACTACAGCAGCATCCGCGACGTGGCCGGCTTCCTTGGTATCAAGAAAAAGAAACTCGCTGAAATCTTCCCTGACCTTCAGGTGCTGGAAGGCGAAGCCCTGCGCGTCATGGCAGAGGAAAGGGAAAACAGCCCGTAAACGCGGGCATCTATTCAAGGTGAGTCGATGAACATTGCAGAACTCGGCGTCAAGATCGACTCGGCCGACGCTATTCAGGCCAAAACCAGCTTGGATGAAATGGCGAAGGCCGGCGGCCGCGCCGAGCAGTCCGCCGTTTCGTTGATGAACGAAATGCAGGCGCTGGAGAAATCGCTTTCTACCAGCGCCAAGACGACGCAGGACCTTGCCAAACAGCGCGATGCTCTGGCGAAGCTGACCAAGACCGGCGCCTATGGCGAGGCTGAGGCCGCGAAGATCTCGGCGCAGCTCGACAGGCAGCAGGTAGCGCTTGCCAAGTCGACGATGGATGAGCAGAAGGCCCTGAATAGCCTGTTGGGCGCCATTGACCCGGCCCGCGCTGCACTGGCGAAGCTGGATACTCAGGTCGAGCAACTGGGCAAACACTTGGATGCCGGCCGGATCAGCCAGGACGAGTACAACACCGCCCTGGGCAAAATCGATAAGGACTACGACAAACTCAACAGAACCACCACCGGTTTCGACAAACTGCGACTTGGCACGCGCCAGGCACAGGAAAACGTCGTGCAACTGGGGAATGCGCTGTCTTCGGGAGACTGGGGTAGCGGTGTTCGCGCAGTCGCGCAATTGGGTGCCGGTGCGGGCGAGGGTGCGGCGGGGCTGCTCGCAATTCTTGGTCCGCTTGCGCTGGCCACCGCTGCGGTGGGTGGGCTGGCATACGCCTTCTACAAGGGCAGCGAAGAGCAGGACAGCTACAACAAATCGTTAATCCTCACCGGCAATTACGCCGGTGTGAGCGCCGGGCAATTGGGCGACATGGCCCGTCAGGTCAGCGCAACCGTTGGTACCACTGGCCAAGCCGCAGCCGTGCTGGCTCTGCTTGCCGACAATGGCAAGATCGCCGGCGAGAGCTTTACGGGCATCACTCAAGCCGCGGTGTCGATGCAGGAAGCGACCGGCAAGGCAGTGAGCGAGACGGTAGCGGAGTTCGCCAAGCTCGCCGACGATCCGGTCAAAGCCTCTGCCGCGTTGAATGAGCAGTACCACTACCTGACCGCTTCGGTTTACTCGCAGATCACTGCACTTGAGAAGCAGGGCGACCATGCCGGCGCCGTGAAGCTCGCTACTGAGTCTTTTGCAGACGCGATCAACGAGCGCACACCCCGAATTCTGGAGAATCTGAGCTTTTGGGAGAGGGGCTACAACGCCGTTGCTCGCGCTGCTGATGGATTGAAGAATATCGGGCGCAGCGATATCGGCGCTGATATCGAGCAAGCCCGCCGTGACTTGGCGGGCGCTCAGGCGGGTGACGTAGGCCTGTTCCAGAACAAGCAGGAGATGATTGATCTTTACCAGAATCGTCTCAACATGCTCGAGGATCAGAAAGCCGCAGAAGCCGATATCGCCAAGTGGCAGAGTGAGCAGGCGAAGGCACAAGGCGATGCCGTCTCGTCGATGGCGAAGATCGACGCTCTCACCAAGTCGGCATGGACGAACGAGCAGAAGCGCACCGAGGCGATCAAGGAATACAAGCGTCAGCTCGAAGACATCCGCAAGGTCGCCCCGAACGATCCTCGCCTGAATCAGGCGGCGATCGACAAGAACCTGGCGAACATCAACGACCAGTTCAAAGATGCGAAAACGACAGGTGCCCAGGTTGATCTGACCAGCTTCAACGACGCCAAGAACAACTTGGTAGCCATCAGCGCTGAATACAAAAACGCTCAGAAGGAACTGGACGCAGCGCAGAAGGCTGGACTTGTTTCTCAAGCCGACTACGCCCTGAAGCGTGAAGCGCTGATCGGCAACGAGCGCGACGAAGTGACAGCAGCTTATGAGGCGGAGATCTCCGCGCTGGAAGCCGCGAAAGCCAAAAAGACCACCTCTGCCGCGCAAAGCATCCAGCTTGACCAGAAGATCGCCGATGCTCGCGCCGGCATGGTCAAAGCCCAAAAGGAAGCTGACAGCCAGCTCGAAGTGCTCGCTACCAGCGAAACCGGAAGGTTGGCGAAACAGGAGCGAGCTATTTCCTCCTACGTTCAAGCTTTGAGTCAACAGCAACGGGCATTGGAACTGGCAGGGCAGCGTGCGGTAGTTGGCGTTGGCCAGGGTGATCGGCAGAACGCCCTAAACGGCGAACTGAACAGCCAGCAAGACCGGTTTGCTCAGCAATCGCTGGAACTGGAAAACCAACGGTCTGACCCGTCCCGCAACATGTCGGAAGAGGAATTCGCTCGGAAGTCGCAAGCGCTCGCCGATGCGAATAAAGCCGCAACCGATCAGATCCGGCAAAACTACGCCGATGTCGAGAAAGCTCAAGGGGACTGGACCAAGGGCGCGACGTCAGCCTGGGCCAATTACTTGGACTCGGCGAGCAACATCGCCGGCCAGACGAAAACTCTGTTTGGTAACGCCTTCAGTTCCATGGAAGACGCAGTCGTCAACTTCGCCATGACCGGGAAGCTGTCGTTTGCTGACTTCACCAAGTCGATTCTGGCGGACATGGCACGGATCGCGACCCGTCAGGCCAGTTCGGCGTTGCTGAGCAGTCTCGTTGGTGCGGCTACCAGCTACTTCACTGGCGGCGGGGGCGGCAATGGTTTGGCGGCTGGGTCTGCCGGTGCGACATCGTCGAACCTCGGCGCTTCTTCGGCAGGGTACTCAGGCAGCTACTTTCCTCAGGCGCTCGGCGGTGCCTGGTCGTCGGGTGTGCAGATGTTTGCCAACGGCGGCGCCTTCACCAACAACATCGTCAGCACGCCGACAGCTTTCGGGATGGCCGGGGGCAGGGCGGGCGTAATGGGGGAGGCAGGGCCGGAGGCGATCATGCCACTGACCCGGACCTCTAGCGGCAAGCTCGGCGTTCTCGCTGCCGGTGGCGGTTCCGGGACAACGATCAGCATCAGCGCGCCGGTCACGGTGGTCACCGAGGATCGTGGGTCTGAAGGCATGCAGATCGACCAGCAAGCGCTATCGAAAAACCTTCAATCGCAAATGCAGGCCGTGGCCGAGAAAGCCGTCGCTGACTCTTGGCGAGCGGGCGGTACCAGCTTTCGAAACGCCAATGGGAGGGCCTGATGGCAATCGAGAAATTCACCTGGCCAACCGAGCGCGGTGAGACACCCGAAATCACCTATCGAGTGCGCACCTCTAAGTTCGGCGGCGGCTACGCGCAGAATGTTGGCGACGGCCCGAACAACAAGGAGGACTCCTATCCGATCACCTGCTCCGGTCGAAAGGCCAAGGTGCTGGAGATAATGGAGTTCCTTGACCGGCACGGCGGCGCGAAGGCGTTTCTGTGGACAACGCCGCTCGGCGAGCTCGGGCTGTTCACCTGCAAAAATCCCGCTCCCACACCCATGGGCGGCGGGGTCTTCAAACTCACCGCCACGTTCGAGCGTGCATTTCATCCATAAGGGGCGATCATGCCGCTGATCAGTGACATCCAGGTGCTTGAACCTGGCAGCGAAGTGCTGCTTTTTGAATTGGACGGCACGGACTATGGCGCGGACGTTTTGCGCTTCCACGGGCACGCGATACCGCACACGCCGGCCGAGTTGATTGCCGCCGGCGCCGATGCTGACCAACTGCCGGCGAAGGCGATCTACTGGCAGGGCAACGAGTACAGCGCCTGGCCGATGCAGATCGACGGCATCGAGGCGAACGGCGACGGGACTGCAGTTCGACCGACATTGTCGGTGGGCAACGTCAATGGGCGCATCACGGCGCTCTGCTTGGCTTTCGAGGATCTGCTGGAGTTCAAGCTGACGATGCGCCACACGCTCGGCAGCTACCTCGACGCGGCGAACTACTCCTCCGGCAACCCTACGGCTGACCCGACTCAAGAGACGATCGAGGTCTGGTACATCGACCAGAAGACGAACGAGGATGGGGAGACCGTCAGCTGGGAGCTGGCCAGCCCGGGCGACGTCGGCAACGAATCAATCGGGCGGCAGGCCACAACCCTCTGCCACTGGTGTCTCACCGGCGGCTACCGCGGGCCGAACTGCGGCTATACCGGCCCTTACGTCACAAAGGACGGCGTCATCACCGATAACCCTGAACTCGACCAATGCGACGCCACGCTGGGAAAGGGATGCATCCCGCGCTTCGGCGATGGAAACCCGTTGCCTTTCGGCGGCTTTCCAGCTGTTTCCCTGATCGCACGGAGCTGACATGCGAAAGCACATCTTGAACGCCATCCAGGCGCACGCGGCGGCCGAGTACCCGAAAGAGTGCTGCGGGCTGCTGCTGGCGATCGGGCGCAAGCAACAGTACTTCCCCTGTATCAATGTCTCGAGCGAGCCGAACGAAGAGTTTCGGATCGACCCTGAGCAATACGCCGCAGCCGAAGATATCGGCGAGGTGATCGGCGTGGTGCATTCACATCCAGACGCAACCAGCAGGCCGTCACCGCGCGACCTCGCCATGTGTGAAGCAACAGCGATGCCCTGGCACATCCTGAGCTGGCCGGAAGGGGATCTGCGAACCGTTGTCCCGACTGGTGGTGTGCCGCTGCTGAAACGACCGTTCGTGCACGGCGCCTGGGACTGCTGGCAGGTGTGCGCCGATTGGTACAAGCGCGAGTGGGGGCTGGAGTTTGAAGCTTTCAAGCGTGCCGATGGCTGGTGGGAGAGTAAGGACAACACCAGCCTGTACGAGGCGAACTACGAGGCTGCCGGCTTCTACCGGGTCGACCAGCCGCAGCGCGGCGACATGATCGTGATGGAAGTGGGGCGCACCGTTTACCCGAACCACGCCGGGATATTCCTCGGCAGTGATCCGGCGCTGTCGGGTGAGGATGCGGCGACGTTCGGGCCGGGTCCGTTCCTGCTGCACCACCTGTACGGCAGACCGTCAGAGGTCATTGTCTTCGGCGGGCCGTGGCTCGACAGAACGCGCCTGATTCTCAGGCACAAAGATGCACAAAAAACCACATGAAGCGGTAGCGCCGCTGGAGATTAAAATGAAGAACGAAATCAAGGCTGCCCGCGTAGAAAGCATCATTCGCAGTGCTGCGAGAAGCGCGGATGGGGAGCCAGTCTGGATTCTTTCGAAAGATGGTGGCATTTTTATAAGCCGGAAGGCTTTAGCTGATGCCACCATCGGTTTAGCTCAGATCAAGAATTAGTTTCTTTGGTCTTTTTTGCCAACTCTTCAGGCGAAAGCTGGATTGGAAGTTCTTTTCCTGGCAGCGCCTTTTGGAAAATCTCATAAACGAAGTTATCTCCGCTCCCTTGCTCGCGCGATGCAAGCACAGCAGCGCCGAGGTAGGCCTGGGTTAAGCTGGGATTGCTCTGGGCTGCAATATGGCTGAGCGCCAGTAAGGTGTTGTTGATTTGATTGATAGCGTGATTGATGTCTGTAACAGGTGAGTCACTCACATTGACCTCCAGGTCATAAACGCGCCGAAATTGGCGCAATCCCAGTCCTTGGGCTTGCAGGCAAAGGACTGGGGAATTCTCTAGCCTTGATTACGACTCAAAAAGTTCTCAACGGCTGACGCAACATTGTTTGCCACATGATTGAACGCTTGCTTCCCGTTTTCAGAAAGCTCACCAGTTAGCTCCTCATCCCCAGCGACATCCTGAAGAGCAGCCTGAAATGTCCACTTTTTTCCGTCTGGCAATTTTGCGGCGATTGCGCATGCAAGCACTTGAATAATACTGATCACGGCGGTGTTAACGCCGTCTTGAATTTCCGTTTGCTCGATCATTTCGTCAATAGGCAGCATATGCGACTCTCAATTTGGGGGATACCCCGTACGTGATAGTGTCTGAACGCTACTATGGTAGAGCTTGCAGCAGCTACTGGCATTCCATCCATGCTGGATGCATGACCAGATAAATTTTTTGATGTCATTTTGCTAACTAGCAGAGGGCTTGGTATGATTTTTTGGATATATGGAGAGCTACCATGGATGATCCCGATAAACTGCTCGTCTTGCTCCAAACGATCTCTCCAGGTTTCGTGACGACTCTGATTTTCTACTGGTTGGCGAGCGTCCCAAAGCCTAGTCAGTTCGAAAGAGTTGTGCAGGCGCTGATTTGTAGCGGATTAATTAAGCTAACCGTTAAAGGCTTAATGAATTTGTTTTTGTGGATTGGCCAGTGGTGGTTTATTTCTGCATGGACTACAACGGTAGAATCGCTCTGGTCATACGTCTTGGCAGTGGGGATTGGTCTTGCGTTGGCAAGGTTCGCATTCAACGGCAAGCTATATAAGTGGGCTCGTGAGAAAAAGCTAACGTCTCGAACCTCAGAGCTAATCCAAGAATGGGACTTCGCATTCCTGAAATATAAAGATCAGTACTTGGTGTTAAATTTTCTGGATGGGCGTAGGTTGATGGGGTATGCGAAAAGCTGGCCAAGCAATCCGCTTACCGGGCACTTCATTATCGTGGACCCGGTTTGGTTGGAGGAAGATGGCCCCAGACCTTATGATGGAGTCACCAGCGTACTGATCGCCAATAGCGATGTGCTGTGGGTCGAGTTTCTAGGTCCACCTGAGGAGGTCGCATGACAGAAAAAAGTATTCGCCCACCGACTGTTAGAAACGGTCGAGTTTCAGAGGAGGGGCTCAACATTAATCGTAGTCCTTCCGGAAGGATCACTCCCCCTAAACCCCCATCCGCGCCTCCGTCCAGACCTGATAGGGACTCGATTTACGACACGAGTCGGAATCCCAGTAGAGATCGCGATCGTAACGATCGCAGATAAAAAAGCCCGGCCCACTACCGGGCTTTTTCGTTTCCATTCAGCCAGTGATACATTGCCCGCATTTCCACAGGAGTGACCTGCATGAAATTGATCGTAGGAGCGCTGGCGGTAGCGCTGTTGGCTGGTTGTGTATCCCCTGGGGATCTTCAGAAAAATGACCCGAGCTTCAAGGCAGCAACCGCGAAAGATCCAAAGCGTTATGCGCTGTGTGTTTTCCCGAAATGGCAGGACGCCAGAAGCGATGCCTCAATGTCCGAGACAGAAAACGGATACAGATTGTTGGTCGCGAGCAACAATATGACCGACGAGCTGCTGGATATACGCAAAGCACCGAAGGGCAGCACCGTAACACTGTATCAGCGCATGGCATGGTCGCCGGGCTATGGCCGCGGAGACATGAAGCAGGCGATAAAAGATTGCCTTTGAACACCCAAAAAACAGCCGCCGAAAGGCGGTTTTTTTATGTCTGGAGAAAACCGTGACAGCAACTGCACATTGCCGGCCAATGATGACGACCATTCTTCTATCGGGTCCGCTGATTAAACTGTTCGGCCGAGTTCACTACCGCGAACTGGGCAGTCGTTCCGTAGGGGAGGCGTTCAAGGCGCTGAAGTGCACGCTGGAGGGGTTCGACGCAGCGATCAAAGACTTGGAGCGGCGCGGTCTGCGCTTCGCCATTTTCCGGAACAGAAAGAACGTGCCTGAGAAGGATTTCGCGCTGGGCGGCGCTCAGGAAATCCGCGTCGTGCCGGTGGTTGGCGGCAGCAAGCGTGCTGGCCTGCTTCAAACGATCATCGGCGCAGTCCTGATTGCTGCGTCGTTTATTCCGGGGTTTCAGGCTTTGGCCCCGGTGGGCATTGCCCTCGTTGCCGGCGGTGTCATCCAAATGCTCAGTCCGCAGGCCTCAGGCCTGAAGCAAAGCGCATCCCCCGAGAACTCTCCGTCCTATGCCTTCGGCAGCGCCAAGAACACCACGGCTAGCGGCAACCCGGTACCGATCTGCATAGGGGAACGCCGGTGGGGTGGAATGATCATTTCGGCCTCGATCCTGGCTGAAGACAAAGCGTAATCAGGACAGCAGCACACCGACCGCCCGCGAGGCGGTTTTTTTATGCCTGGAGGAAAGCATGGGCGCAGCAGCACAGATCGATATCCATGGCGAGAAGGGCGGCAGCAGCAAGCCGAAGTCGCCGACCGAAGCCAGCGACAGCCTGCGCTCGACCAACTTGGCCAAGCTGCTGATCGCCGTGGGCGAGGGTGAGTTCGACAGCGTCCCGACCGATTACGACATCTACCTAGACAACACACCGATACGTGATGCCAGCGGGAACTACAACTTCCCGAACGTGAAGTGGGACTGGCGCCCGGGGTCGGTGGATCAGACGTACATCCCCGGCATTCCGTCCGTGGAGAACGAGACGTCGCTGAACATTGAGCTGCGCAGCGATTCGCCATGGGTGCGCTCGATCACCAACACTCAGCTTTCGGCCGTGCGCATGCGCTTGGCGTGGCCGGCTCTGCAACGCTCCGATGACCAGGGCAATGTCGGCGGGTACCGCATCGAGTACGCAATCGACGTGGCCACCGATGGGGGCGCGTATCAGCAGGTGCTGGTGGACGCCGTCGACGGCAAGACCACCACGCGCTACGAGCGCTCGCGCCGCATCGACCTGCCGGACGCCACCACCGGCTGGCAGATCCGCGTGCGTCGCCTGACGCCAAATCAGAACACCAACAAGATCGCCGACACCATGCTAGTGGCCGGTTACACCGAAGTCATCGACGCCAAGCTGCGCTACCCGAATACCGCGCTGCTCTACATCGAGTTCGACGCCGAGCAGTTCACCAACATTCCGGCCGTGACCGTGAAGTGCAAGGCCCGCCGCTGGATGGTGCCGAGCAACTACGACCCGATCCTGCGTACCTACACCGGGACATGGGACGGCTCGATGAAATCGGCCTGGACCAATAACCCGGCGTGGATCACCTACGGCATCTGCACCGAAGACAGGTTCGGCCTGGGCAAGCGCATCAAGCCGTTCATGGTCGATAAGTGGGAGCTGTACCGCATCGCTCAATACTGCGATCAGCTGGTGCCGAACGGGCTCGGCGGCCAGGAGCCGCGCTTCCTCTGCGACATGAATCTGCAGGGCAAGGCCGATGCCTGGTCGCTGCTGCGCGACATCTCGGCGATTTACCGGGGCATGACGTACTGGGCTCAGGGCCAACTGGTCATGCAGGCGGACATGCCGCGTGCGCAGGACTTCGACTACGTGTTCACTCGGTCCAATGTCATCGACGGCAAGTTCTCCTATGGCAGTGCCTCGGCGAAGACCCGATACACCCGGGCGTTGGTCAGCTATGACAACCCGGCGAACAACTACGACACCGATGTGATTCCGTTCGCTGACCTGGATCTGCAGCGCCGCTATGGTGACCGGCCGACCGAACTGAGCGCCATTGGCTGCACCCGTGCATCCGAGGCCCAGCGCCGTGGCAAGTGGGCGATCCTCAGCAACAACCAAGACCGCACCGTCTCGTTCAAGACAGGCATGGAAGGTGTGATTCCGCTGCCGGGGCACATCATCCCGGTGGCGGATTCTTTGCTCGCTGGCCGTGAAGTCGGCGGCCGCATCTCGGCGGTAGCGGGGCGGGTGATCACGCTCGATCGCGACACCCAGGCCAAGGCCGGCGACAGGCTGATCATCAACCTGCCGGGCGGCCGCGCCGAAGGTCGCACAGTGCAGAGCGTCAACGGCCGCGCCGTGACCGTGACGGTCGCATACAGCGAGCTGCCGGTTGCACAGTTGCAATGGGCGCTCGATGCCGATGACCTGGCGATCCCGTTGTACCGCGTGCTGCGCACCAGGCGCACCACCGAGGGCGACTACGAAATCAGCGCGCTCCAGTTCGAACCGAGCAAGTTCGCTTTCATCGACACCGGCGCACGCCTGGAAGAGCGCCCGATCAGCGTGATCCCGATTACCGTCGTTCCGGCGCCGGCGAGCGTGTCGCTTTCGTCGACTTCATCGGTCGTGCAGGGCCTGGCCGTGGCCACCATGACCATCACTTGGCCGGCCGTGGACGGTGCGGTCGGCTACGACGTGGAATGGCGCAAGGACAGCGGCAACTGGATCAAGCTGCAGCGCACCGGCATGACCAACGTCGACGTGGTCGGCATCTACGCCGGTGCTTATGTGGCGCGGGTGCGAGCGGTGAGCGCCTTCGACATCACGTCGCCGTGGCGCAACTCGATTCTAACCAACCTCAGCGGGAAGCAGGGTCTGCCGCCGGCGCTGGCGTATCTGAAAACGATCAGCAAGGTTTATGGCATTGGTCTCGAGTGGGGATTCCCATCTGGTACAGAAGATACCCAGCGAACTGAAATTTGGAACAACGAGGTCAACGACCTGACCACGGCCGTCAAGCTGGCCGATTTCGCCTATCCCCAATCGAACCACGAAATGCAGAACGTCGTGCCAGGTACGAGTCTGTTTTTCTGGGGGCGCTTGGTGGACCGCATTGGCAACATCGGCCCTTGGTTTCCCGCCGTGAATGGAATCAATGGGCAGGTGAGCATCGACCAGTCCGAGTACGAAAAATACTTCCTAGGCAGGATTCAGGAGTCTGCCCTTGGTGAGAGGCTGCTTGCGGAGATCGGAAAGATTTCCGGTGATGGCGAGGGCTCAGTCAATGAGCGGCTTGAGCAGGCCAAGCAGGAGCTGCAAGACCTCATTGGCGAAATCACCGACGCAATGGTGTATGACCCGACCAAGCCGTACAGCAAAGGTGAGGTGGTCCGGCTTGATGGGAGATTGTTTTCTGCCATAAAGGCGGTGCCGGTCGGCACGGCTCCTCCGAATGCCGAGTTCTGGTACGACATGGGGACGATTGCCGAGACCACCAACGCGATGGCGCTGCAGATTCAGCAACACTCGACGCAAATTGAAACCCTCGATGGCAAGGTCACCGCGCAGGCTTCAACAATGCAGGCCCTGCAAGCGGCGTGGCGAGAGGATGACGGCACTGGCGCAATGAGCGAGGCGCTGAAGGCGTATCAAAACACGGCCAGCATAGTGACGAGTGAGAAAGTGATAGCGGAGGAGAAGCTTGCGTCAGCGACGCGCTTCACGTCCCTCGATGCTGCGGTGGGGAAGAATGCCGCCAATCTCTCAACGCTTGAGTCTGCGGTTGCAACGGACAAGGAAGCGACTGCGCAGCGCATCGAGACGATCTCGGCCACTGCCAACAATGCCACTGCAAAAGCCGAAACCGCGAGCACCGCTGTTTCCGGCTTGAACGGCAAAGTGTCTGCGCTGACGACCATCAAAACATCCACAACAATTGGAAACAGGACGGTAATGGCCGGCCTCGCCATCGGCGTGGAAGGTGAACAGCAAGAGTCGCAGATCCTTGCGTTCGCCCAACGGTTCGCGATTCTCGATGAGGTGAGCGGGCAAATGATTGCGCCATTTGTCGTACAGGCTGGCCAGGTGTTTATGAACACCGCGATCATCAGCCAGGCCTTCATCAAGGAGCTGGTCCTGGGCATGACGCTGCGATCGGCGGCTCTAAACTCGCAAGGGTTGCCATTGCTGGAAATCAATATACCGGCTGGTACGTTCACGCTTCGTGGCCAGTCCAGCACTGGTTACACGTTGCTGAACAACAACGGCATCTACGTCTACGACTTGAACTACATCGAGCGTGCAGCGCTCGGGAAGATGACGTAATGGACTACTACGGTGCGAGAACGAAAGACGCGATGGGTCGGGTGACGCTTGAGTCATCAACGATGACAGTCCGGTCGATTGTGACCAGGCAAGTCACCGTGCCGCCCATCGCCAGCGACTTCACCAGCTTCATCAGCATGCCTGAGATCACCGCGCAGTCGTTTGTATGCGTGACCCTCGCCAGCCACACGAATGAAAACCTCGCTTTGCCCGCTGTTTTCTGGTCGGCAGGGCAGCTCAGAGTTAGGCGGGGTCCGGGTCTGGTGCTCAACGTGTTTATTCTGACTTACCAATAGGAGGCGGCATGGACTATGGATTCAGGTCGCGTAACGGCCAGAATTTCTTCCAGATAGACAGTGACAACAAAGTCTTGAACGTGGCGGCATCTGGCAGCTACGCCATAGGGAAAACCCCCACGTCATCGACCACGATCACCACGGCGGTGATCACTTACCCAGCACCAATAACAACTGCCGAGGCGCCACACGTGTTCTTGAATCCGAACAACCACGGTATGTATCACACGCTGATGCAGACCGGCGGCCCGGGCAACTGGACCGGGTTCTACTTCAAATTGCACCTGATGGCGCCCTTCAACAGTACCGACTGCAGTGGGCGTTGGCTGGTCGCTACGTTTCGGTCTACGTCGCCACCCAATGAATACGATCTGCGTTTACGCAATGCTGCCAATGAGCAGATTTTTGTCGGCGCGGACAATCTTCTGGTGATGACCGGCTTCCCCATCAACGAGGGATGGTCGCTGGACAACCGTGGGGGTGAGATATCCGGGGTTTATTGGAGTGGGTGCCAGATGCCATGGACGGGGTCGTACGAGGACTATTTCCTCGCCTCCACGTTGCTTGGCGGGAAAATCTATAACGGCAACTCGACGCTTGAGACGCCTTGCGGCTTCCATGCAGGTATCCGCACAACCCTAAACGGCTACGTCGGGGCGATGGTGAGTTCTGAAGGAGGCACTGCCAAAAACGGCAGAACCACTTTTGCGGCACGACCCATGCGTCCGCTATGAGAAACCCAGGCCCGCCCAGTGCGGGTTTTTTATTGACCAGAATTAGGATACTTCCATGCCTTGGCTTAGAGGTGGGACTGTTGCCGTCAACAACGGATCAACGACCGTTGTCGGCACGAATGCAGACTTTGCTGCAAATGCAAAAAATGGTGACGCATTTGTCGGCCCAGACGGTGCGAACTATGAGATTGGCAACGTCGCCAGCGCGACTGTCATTTCCATCATTCCGGCCTATAAAGGGCCAACAGCAAATGGTGTGGCATACGCCATCATGCCCGTTCAGGGGTATCCGAAAGCGCTTGCTGACGCGTTCAGCGAAATCAATCGGCAATGGGGAGCGAAGCTTGCCGCGCTCGGAACCACCGGCAACTACGACATTCTGCCGGTTTTAAAAGGCGGGACGGGCGGAACGACCCAAGCAGAAGCGAGGGACGGATTGGGTCTTGGCTCTTCATCGACACGTGCAGCGCAGACATCCTCACTTGATGCAACATCCGGGCGGGTGCTGCTGGCTGGTGCTGGGGGGCTGCTCGGTGAGGCTCCCGGCTTTGTCGGCAACATTGATGATCGCGCAACAGTTCCATTCGGATCTTGTTTCATCGGTCCAGCTACCGGAGGTACCAAGCCATCCGGAGTTTCGTATGGGGTCTTGATTACCCAAGGGGCTATCGGTAATCAAGGCACGCATCAGGAGCTTTATGAGATTACCGGCGCTACCGGAACTACCACCAACACTTGGCACCGTGACCAATACGGTAACGGCGGATCATGGGGGCCTTGGCGCAAGCGTTACAGTAACAACAATATTCTTGGCACAGTAGCCCAGGTCTCTGGTGCGCCTACTGGCGCAATCATCGAGCGAGGCAGCAACGCGAGCGGCGAATACGTCCGCTACGCCGACGGCACGCAGATTTGCTGGAAACGTGTTGGGACTTCATCGGTGAATGCCGCCAGTGGGGCGCTGTTCCTGAGCAACGCGGTTGGCTCCGGCAGCTATCCGATGGCCTTCATCTCTATCCCAACGGTTAGTGCGATGGCCTGCGTGTCCGGGTATCAATGGGCGTTGTGGGCGATGAATGCGTCTGAGCCAACTGCGACGGCATGGGGCAGTTATTACGCGGCGGCAGCTGCCTCGACCACGCAGGGTGCCTTGATCAATATCATTGCTGTGGGGAGGTGGTTCTGATGATTATTTATCTTTCACCGCAACGCCGTGACGACACTCTCGCGGTTACAAAGGCTGGCGACCGGCTCGTGGTAAACGGTGAGTCGTTCGATTTTTCCCAAGTTGGCGAAGGGGACACGTTGCCCCTGGCCGCCATCGATTCCATGTGGTTTTCCGGCGATGTGTTTCGGACTGATGGCGACCTATCGGTCACGCTGCTTTTTCCGAATCCATGGAATTACAGCCAGGAGCAGGCTTTCCCAGTGCCGCTGCAAGACGTTCCGGACGGACTTGTCGTCCTGCCAAAGCCCTTGCCGAGCGATCCGCCCATGGGAGAGCAGCCGCCATCGCCGAATACCGTGAAAAGATCGGGCGTTATCGACTGGTCGCAGCTCGTCACGGCTACGATGAAGGCTGAGGCCGAGGTCGCGGCTCATCTTCAAGCAATGAAGACGTTGCTCGCCGCTAAGAACTCGACGGCGGTGATCCAAATTGCGCGAATTCAGGATCGTATCGACACGATCGGTTATGGCATCGAAGCAGGAGAGGCAGCGCCAGAAGATGAGGCAGAGCAGGCGGCCTTGATCGTTACTCTCAAAGCATGGAAGTCCTACAAGTACGCCCTCGGCAAAGTGACAGCGCAGCCAACCTGGCACGCTTCTCCGGTATGGCCAGTTGAACCTGTAATCCCCGAAATCGAAGCCTCACCCATGAGTCGCCCAATCGATCAAGCCTGAAGCAGCAACGACCAATAGAGCCCGTCGTCGTGCAGGTCTTCGTTGTCCATAGAACTGTGGACACCCATCAAACAACAGTAACTGCTTCAAAATCTTCCAACTGCCCGCAGTCAAATTAGCGTTTACTGCTTTGCCTTAAACATCGCCATGCGGAATTAGTGGGTGATACATGTAGCCGAATTATTATCATCGCACTCATCAGCGTCAGTGCATTAATGGTATTCTCGTTCCGTATGATTATATTGAGATATTTTTATGACCTCAACATTACCATCCTTGGCTGTGATAGTTGCCCTTGTGTAGCTAGTTATGCCGGGATACACAAACTCGCCCTCAATGAAAATAGAAGCGCAGGCGCCTCGGGATTTCATGAGCAGCGCAGTTGTCGTCAATGTCTGTACCTCGAAAATTCCACGGTCAAACAATAAGTTCGAGTAGGCCCTGACAGGGATGCTCGATGTTATTACTGAGCACGCATAATTAGTTCTGCTCTTAAGCTCCTCGGCAAAGGCGTGGTTTTGCTTTTCTGTTTCTGCCCAAGGGGAATAGTTTGATATTTCGTTCCGGTACGTTGCGTATCCGAATATACTGGAAGCTATAGAGGCGGCGATAATCAGAGCTTTTCCTGTGGTGTTTGTTATGCAAAACGCGTATGAAATGAGGATGCCTGCGGGAATCACAAGCTTAAGCCGATCAAATGTGAACGCAGTCGCGTGCTGCATCATTAATATATTCTCAAGCAGGGGAAAGCATGATGCGATAAAAATAATCATTGCTACGCTATCGCTCGAGCTTCTTTTATTGTTTTTTGTTGCTAGCGATAAAGCTCCTGCCGCAAAAAGCAATGGAATGAATAATCCGTAAGATATCCAGTAGCCGTGTAGCAAATCTCCAAAGTTTCCAGCAGACGTGCTTCTAGCAAAAAATCTCTCAATCAGAGCATCAATCGTTGGCTTGAGCCCGACCGCAGCGCTAATGTGTAGGACTATTACGGCCACTGATAAAAGCGTTGCGATCGCAATGCCTGCCGCAAGTTTGCGATTTCGTAGGCGATTATTGTTAATAACCCATAGAAGTATTACCGCGCCGCCGTTGAAGACAAAACCAGTCCATTCCGTTAGCGCGCCTAAAAACGAGAGCGCCATCAGTAACCCGCTCGACCAAGCTCTCGCTTTGTCGGTGGCGGAGGAAAGATAGGTGTGCAAGCAAATAAGCGAAGCCACTAGGATCGGCTGATATAGGCTCTGTGCCCAATATATCAAGCCTCCAGACATTAACGCTTCTCTACTAAATAGCGTGATAAGCAAAGCAATTAATGAGCCAGTTGCTGATAGCTTTGGTGTGGTTCCGGCCGTTGTCAGTAACCGATAGCATAGAGCGAATATGAGTAGAGACGTTAAGCTGTTCAGCACAAAACTAAAGTAGGCGAGAGTGGTTGTTGTTGCTTTTTGGTCAAGTAATTTAAACCAAATGTATGGTGCTACAAATGCAGGGGTGTAAAAGCTAGTGTATATGTAATCACCTCTTGGTGTTGGGACGGTAACACCCCAAGGAACACCTTTGTTTTCCGCTCCACCTAAAGAAGTCGTTGGTAGAAAATAATGATCTGAAGCCGGGCTTTGGTCTAACGCCTTGACTGTTAAAAGTACGTGGTAGGTCGCGGCAATATTAGGTGCGGCTTTCTGTTCGCTGAAGTCATACTTGCGTATCTGGAAAGAGATTAAAATCAGTATCGCGGCGAGGATGGCCGCATAACTAAAAGGTGAGCATATATGCCCCCCGCCCTTAAATAACATATTGCTCCATGCCCATTGCCGGGTTCAGTACCAAAATTAATAGAGAATATACGCTCAGCCAGACCATATCGGAAGCTGACTAAGAATCGGAGAGGCTATGCCCATCACCGCTCAGCAGTTGCTGCAGATCCTACCGAACGCCCGCGCTCAAGCGGGCGTTTTTGTTTCCGCCCTCAACATCGCCATGCAGCATTACCAGATCGTCGGGCCGAAGCGCGCGGCTGCATTCATTGCTCAGATTGGACATGAGTCTGGCCAGTTGCGCTATGTCCGTGAGATCTGGGGGCCAACCGCCGCGCAGCGTAGGTATGAGGGCCGCGAAGACCTGGGCAACACCGAGCCGGGTGACGGCCGGAAGTATTGCGGGCGCGGGCTGGTCCAGATCACCGGGCGGGCGAATTATGCCAATTGCGGCGAGGCGCTGGGCCTCGACCTGATCAATCACCCTGAACTGCTTGAGCTGCCACAGCATGCCGCAATGTCAGCGGCGTGGTTCTGGAAGCAGAAAGGGTTGAACGATTTGGCCGACCGGGACGAGTTCAACACCATAACTCGGCGCATCAACGGCGGGTTAAACGGCTTGCAGGATCGTCTGGAAATCTGGAAGAAGGCGCGCGAGGTGCTGGCGTGACCGTGCCGTGGCGGTTGATCGGCGTGCTGGCTCTGGTGCTCGCCGGCTTCGGCAGCGCCTGGCAGTTTCAGGACTGGCGCTACGGCACGCAGCTGGCCGAGCAGGCCAGGCTGCACGGCGAGACGCTGGACCGACTTGCCACAGCTGGCTCCGATGCGCAGAAGGCCGAGCAGGACAAGCGGCTGGCGCTCGAGCAGAAGCTCGCGGCCAGCGAGCAAGCCCATTACAGGAAATTGAGCGATGCCCAACGTGACCAAGATCGCCTGCGCGATCGCCTTGCCACTGCTGATCTGCGGTTGTCAGTCCTCATCGATGCGGATTCAGCCAGTGGCTATGACGTGCCAAAAGCCACCGGCTCCGGCAGCGTGGATCATGCAGCCATACGAGCCCGACTTGACCCGGCGCATGCTCAACGAATTATCGCCATCACCGACGCCGGCGCCCGCGGACTGATCGCGTTGCAGGCGTGCCAGGCATATGTGCGAGATATCACGCACTGACGGGGCGGATCAGTTCCGGCCCTTGGTTGCGAACATTACCGACAGCACGGTCGACCTTGAACCATTCGAAAGCCTCGGAAGGCTCGCCCTCATGCAGCACCATTTGTTCCGCGCGTTCTTTCGGCGTGGCCGGGTCCAGCCATTCCCGGGCAAGCTCTGGCGGAAGAACGACCGGGCGCCGGTCGTGGACATCGACCATGCCGCCGGCGCTATCGGCTGTGATGATCACAAAGCCGTCGTGCTCGCCGGGCTCGTGCTCTTCGTTGGGGTATTGGCCGATCGCGGCGCAGAGGATGGGCGATTTGTCGCGGTGCCTGATCAGGTAGGGCTGCTTCTTTGGCCCGCCTTCATCGACCCACTCGAACCAGTTATTGATCGCGATGATTGCCCGGTGCGGCCAGATCGCGCGGAAGAACGGGCCATGTGCGACTTTCTCGACGCGCGCATTGATTGGAGCGGCGCGGTCTTTCGCCCAGTGCGGGCGCCATCCCCAGCGAACCATGTCGGCGTGTAGAAACTCGCCTTCCTGGTGGAAGAGGGCGAGCTGAGTGGTCGGCGCGGCGTTGTACCGCTCAAAGGGTTGCTCGCCGGTCGAGTTGATGAGCGCATTCGGCATGCTGAGCGCCGCCACGAAGTCGTGGATGCCGCTGTATTGGGAGAGTCGTCCGCACATTGCCATACCCTCGGCTGGATCTGATTCAGCGTAGACCCATAAGGGCTGGCTTCGTCACAAACCTTTTTCGGCGCAGCATTCGCAATGACATGCTAATTCCTCACGATCTCGAGCTTCTCTGAACAGGCGCTGGTTTTCATTGAACAGATGGTTTCTGTTGTGCTCGACGTCGGCGAATCTTCGCCTTTCGCTCAACAAAGCCCCTTCGGCGTGCTGAAGCTTGGCCTTGAGAGAATCCTTCTCCTGCCTGAGCGCATCATTGTCTCTGACCAGGCCTTCGATATTCGCCAACGCTCGATCAAGCTTGAGGGTGAGCGTTTCGAATTCGTTTTCGTACATCCTGAGCTGGTGTCGGCAGGTTTCGAGCGGGGTCGGGTTGCCGAGCCAATCGTCGGTGTCTTCTATATAGAGGGGATCCACGGGTATGCCTTGCTGAACACTGTTTGCATATACAGTAATCGAGGCGATGCAAGCGGGCGAGGGTGAGGCGACGAGCTGTAGGATTTTGGATTGGATAATGTCGGCAGGACGCCGGGGATGGTGCCAAAAAGGCTCAGTGACTTTCCGAGTGACTTTGTAAAACACGGTTGCGCACGGTTGGGCATCGTTGCAGCGAGCGCCCGGCGCGAAGCCTCTGTTTTTGCGGGCTGTAGATCAGTCCGCTTGCATGGGGTGCTAGGGGTCGAGTGTTCGAATCACTCCGTCCCGACCATATTTTTCAATGTCTTAGCCGCTTTCGAGCGGCTTTGTTGTTTCTGGCAGGATGATTCTGGAACCTGTCTTCTTAGAATGTGTCGTGTTTTATGCCCGCTCGTCGAGCAAATCGCACTCCTTGTCTGCACATTTCTCCAAATACTAAGCGCAGCCTGTGCGCCACTGACGGGAGAAGGTGATGATAGAAGACAACAGCGGCCCTGAAGCGCCATATCCAGGGCCAAGCGAGCAAGCGCCTGAATCTGGCGAGGGGCACGATTCTGGTCTGGAGCAGGCTGTCTCCGAGCCAAAGCAGGGTACCGACGAACGCCCAGAAGACTGGAATCCTCCACCTGGCAATCCTGGCTCTGATCAAGATGCCCAGACGGGCCGCGACAACGGCGGCGCGAAAAAAGCGCAATGAATTCATCTCGCACAAGACCCGGCCCTCGCGCCGGGTTTTTTATTGCTGCCGAATCATGGTTAAGGATCCCGATCCCCAATCGCTCTGGGCTGGTGACGCTTTTCGATTGAAACTTCCTTGTCGACGAGACGATCTCTTGAACACCGGCAAACAGGAGATCAAGAATGAAATGTTATCTATGCGGCCTCGAGGCGAAGGTAGCGGAAGAAGCTCATGGCGGCGAACTTATCGATTGTTCGGACTGCGGCATTTATAGAATTTCGGGCTTGGTTCTGAAAGAACTAACTATCAAGAAAATCAACTTTACGGACATGCGAGACGACCTTCACCGCCAGCGGCAGTTCAACGCTACCGAAGTGGCAGAGATCAATACGGAGACGGTCATCTGGGCTTGAGCAAGCAGCTTTTAAGAGTCGAAGCTGAGCGGCGCCGGCGGCTGGATGCTTTGTCCAGGCGCCGGCAACAAGCATGTCTACTCTACGATGCAGATCCAGCGGTGGTTGTATCGGTAAGGCGCTCTAGTGAAATGAACGTCTGACACCATCTTCATGCCACGCTTTTCAAGCGCTTTGGTCAGTTGTACGAGTGTCTCTGCCTGGATAGTCAT